ACGGGCGGTATTCCGCTTGAAGGTAAAATGACCATGTTTGCCGGAGATTCAGGTTCTGGTAAGTCATATATTTGCTCTGGAAATCTTGTTAAAGAAGCACAATCTCGTGGTGTTTTCCCAGTCCTATTTGACAGCGAAAATGCTCTTGATGAATCTTGGCTCAAGGCTCTGGGAGTTGATACTTCTCCAAGTGCTATTATGCGTATCAAAGTATCATTGATTGATGATTTGGCTGAAACTCTTGCCGATTTTATTGCCATGTATAAGGTACAAAATGATGGAATTCCATACGAAGAGCGCGGAAAAGTTCTGCTCATTATTGATTCATTAGGTCAGTTGATCACTGGAAATAATGAACGACAGTTTTCGGAAGGTGACCAAAAAGGCGATATGGGAATCAAGGCTAAGCAGCTTACAAATACTATTAAGGTATTGACTGCTAAGATTGGTTCTGAACCTATTGGTGTCGTTGTAACTAATCACGTTTATGATAGCCAAGATCAATACAAGCCGGATACTATTCCTGGTGGTAAGAACTTGGTATTCTCCTCTTCTATAATTGTTCAGATGAACAAGCTTCTTCTAAAAGAAGATGAACATGGTAACGCTTTAACTGGCGGTGAAGTTGCTGGTATTAGGTCATCTGTAACAGTTCAGAAATCTCGATATGCAAAGCCATTCAGTAAGCTTAAGATCAATATTCCCTATGATAAAGGAATTGATCCATATAGTGGCTTGTTTGAATTGTTTGAAGGTAAAGGCGTTCTTGTAAAAGAGGGCAATCGATATGTCTATACTTCTCCAGTAACAGGAGAAATTCTTAAGGACTTCCGTAAGAAGTATAAGGCCAATGGTTGGCTTGATATTATTATGGAAGAATGGTCCGCAATTGAAACACAGCGGGCTGAAGGTGTTGATGAAACCGGCGTTGACACCCCAGACGAAGATTATTGATAAATGGAATAAGTAGGTTCTTAAAAGACCTACTTATTTTCCCTATGGAGTTAGAATTATGAAACAAGAAAGTATGCTTATTATTGAATTGTGGGACTTGGTTAGAGACACCATTCCAGCAGGTCAACGACTAGAAATTGCTATTTCTTTTCTCAAAGCATTTGAAGAATATGGCTTTGATTCAAAAGATATGCAAGATATTACCGATGATGATGCCTATTTGAAGCGTGCCTTTGATGATCTTTATCACGATGACGAAGAAGAAGCCGATGATTATGGATATGACGAGGACGAAGACTAATGGAACGTTGGTACGCCAAAGTTACTTCTGACCCTGTTAATTTCTTCGAGCCGCTTGGCGATGCAATAGAATACTATTGGAAAGAATACGCCGATGCTCAAAAAGAAATTAAACCTTCTAGAGGTACTCGAATAGAAGATTTGGCTGGCCGGATTGCTGGCATAATGGAATACCGTTATGCTCAGCATCAAGAAATTGAAATGATTTCTAGATTTGTTGAGATGAAGTATGATATAGTTAAAGGTGAAAAGAAAATACATTTCCTAGAACACTATAACAAAGTATTAACCGACAAACAAGCAGATCAACATGCTGAAATTCAAGCAGAAGTAATTATTCTTCGAGAATTTAGGCAACAGATTGAATTAATTAGGAATAAATTTCAAGGAATCACTAAAGGTATCGAATTTTTGCACTATCAATTGAGTAATATTACTCGATTGCGTGTTGCAGGTTTGGAAGATGCCACGTTATAATAATTTTTATTAGCACTTTCGTATTATTTTTATATTGTGCTTTAATAAATAGGTTATTATAATACGTTATAATTATTCCATTTTAGTATTATTTTTATATTGTGCTTTAATAAATAGGTTATTATAATACGTTATAATTATTCCATTTTAGTATTATTTTTATATTGTGCTTTAATAAATAGGTTATTATAATACGTTATAATTATTCCATTTTAGTATAAAAGAAAAATACATGACAGCTTTAGTTTATACGAATTATGCAGGAACTACCAACGAATCGTTTACGATTGGCAAGCGCGGCGTTGTATTGTTACAAAATAGTGGCGATCCAACGGGGGTTTCTGCTCCTTTGGGAAGTTTATATTTAAGAAAAGATACTGCTGGATTATACCAGATCGACAGTTCTAATAAGTGGAATTCAATTTTAACTACGAATTCTATTACGACTGATGGAACAGTATCCCTAACATTGTCTAATGGTAATACATCAATTCAAATTGGTGTTGTCCCAACATCATATTTAGCATCATTCACGAATGCAAATATTGTTGCAAATACCCTCACAATATCTCATAACTTGAATAATCAATTCCCTATTGTGCAGGTGTATACTAATAGCAATACCACTATGGTTCCAGATTCGATTACATCAAGCAATGCTAATACTATAGTAATTAACTTTACTACTGCTTTGGGATCAAACATTCTTAATGGAAACTGGCACGCCAGAGTAAGTGTTTAATATTATTTGTTAGGTTTGGCCGTGGATCGTAGCATCCATCTATGTTTTTGATGTGCTTCGATCCGCCCACCCAAAAAGTTCACTAAGCCTTCTTGATTTTCGCTTTGTGCGATTTTTATAGTTTCAAGAAGAAGATCGCACATTATTTCATGTGCTATTACGAGACCAGTAAACATATCATGCGATCCGGTTGGTGCGGGTAAAGCTTCTTCAACTCGGCTCAATTCAACCATACGAGTCAAACTTTGTGGAGTGTATGCATCTAATGTGCGAATATGCTCTGCGATATCATCAATTGATTCCCAAACTTCATTATATTGCAATTCTAGAAGCTTATGATATTCATAAAACATCGGCCCTTCTACTGACCAATGATATGCATGGCTCGTCATATAAATAACAAACGCCGTTCCTAATACTTCTCGCATATGCTTAATAAGATTTTCCATAATATTATTTATTATGAAAAACTTAAAACATATAATACTTTTATATTAAGTACTTGCTACAAATTATTGAAGTAGTCTTCGCGAGCACGGCGAATGATAGAATCGAGTTCGGCGCGTTGCTCTTTTGTCATGCGCTTACGAGGAAGACGATCACCGCGCTGAACCTTATGGTCAGACCAACCCCAACGAAGTTGCATGAAAGTCAAATCTTCATCCTTACAAGTTTCCATCAAGATAGAATCAACATATCGCCCACCATCAATGTGCGCGTAAGTCGTAACCCTATAGCGATTTCCGCGACGGCTTTCAGCATAACGCTTGCGAAGCCATGAATGCACTTCTTCTGGAACTACCTTGTTTCCAGTTACGTAAATACGATGCTTATAGATATAGAACAGTGGTTCATCACGAACTGAACGCTTAAAATCACCAAGAACTGTTGCTGCTTTTGCCATAATTTATGCTCCATATTTAATATCGAAATGTAAAAATATCATCAAATCATATTTTGTCAACGTATATTCTAATTGACTTTCGTGCTATTTTTCTTTATTATAAAATTAATTGATATGAGTTTTAATAAGACATATGTCTTATGGCGCATATTTTTAATTATGCTAATAAATATATTCTGGTTCTTCCAGTCTTGATGAACTTAACGAGGATTTAAATGGTAAAGAAAGTTGTGGCCAAGCCACTTTCTAAAATTAAGATGGCTAAAAAGATCGCAAAAGATGAACAAATCCAATCTTTAGTTTTGCGCCAATCGTATATTCCATTAGAAGTTGATGAACAACTACGAAAGCTAGTTCAAACTCGTGGAATTCGTATGAATGAGCTAATTCGTGGAATTATTGAAGACACCGTTGCTCGTATGAGCGCCATATCTCCTCAATTTGAAATTCAAAAAACTCCAGAACCAGAAATAGATTATTATGTTCAGGAATTTGATAAAGGCGAATGGCTAAATCTTCTGATGACCCGTTCTGAAATTGAAGCAAGAAATTTCATCAAATCTCTTGATAGAACACGATATAGCCACGAGATTCGTTTAGTTCGTGCCTATATTGAAACATTGATCGTAGAAGAAGATACTCCTGTAGAAAATAAAGCCTAATAGAAGCCCGTGGGGCGGTTTATTTATATTTTGGTTACCATATACCAAATATCTTTCAATCGCCATGAGAGGCTCTCCTACGGCGATTATTAGCATATATAACCACTATGTAAGTATAAACCTCGGTTTAATATCAATCAAACTATGTCGAGTTGACATATCTTTACCGAAAAGCATCATTGCAACTATAACGTCCGCTTCAGATTGTAAAAAAGTTATTCCAGCATATTGATGGTATTCAAATGGAATATGTTCTTTTTTGTAATTTACGAAATTTTTTATTCTGACTGCGTAATCGTATTCGGTAAGATCAACTTCTTTTTCTATTAATTTTTTATATGAATGCGCAATTGAGCCGTTTAGGCATAGACGAATGCGTTCAACCGTCATCTCTGCTTCATCAAACTCGGTAAATGATGAACTTACTTCTATAGATTCATCGAGTACAAGTTCGCGTGTTTCAATTACAAACTTTCCTTCAAACTCCACCCGTTCTAATTTTGCGGGAACTTCATTTCCATTACTATCTTTTGGGAAGTACTGAAGATCGAGGTGATACCGCATATCACGCAACGCGACATGTTTTTCTCTGAAGATGATCGGAATTTTCGACCACTTTGGTGACCAAAAGTTTGAACTAGCACTATATCGATATGCTACCTTCCAGCCAATTCGGTTTCTATTAAAATGATCGGGATACCGCGTATCACCATCCCAATACAAACCCGTAGTTGGATCACGGAACGCGAATAACTTATGAGATTTCTTGGTAATGGTAGTCTTATTAATACTCAAGATCACTTTCCTCATCAATAAAAGAAGGACCGAATGATGACAGATTTATGGAATTTGTCAAATCATTTCCTATTAATAATTGTGCTAGCATAAGATCACTAGCAGTCTTTAAAAATAAAATCCCTCTATGATATTCGTACTCGAATAACTTTTGATCAGGTTGTGTGTAATTTATTATATGTGTTTTCAATCTGCATGCATATTGATATTGTTCTTTATCAGTTTCCGCAAAAGACATAAATTCTAAATATGCGCTATAAAATGAATTACCAAGACATAGGTGTATTTTTATAGGCATTAACTCATTTTTATTAATAGAATATGGTATTGTTCCTAATTCATCAGAAGCTACGTAATTTTTTGTAGTGGTGATTTGGAATTTTACTATTTCTAAATCGGTAGAAATACCTTTTGGAAAACATTCTGCATCGACCAAATATCGTAAAATGAGTTTTCTAGTATATTCTTCATTATCAAATAATGTCGGATTTATTGACCAATTTAATTTCCAATTTTCGGATGCTCTTGTGTAGACGCCCATGGTTGGGTCTCCACGATGATTTACACCAAAATATGGCGGACAATGCCCACCATCCCAAAATAATTTGGTTTTTCGATCACGAATTGCAAACTGATATGATAGTCGCACTCTGTTCATTTCGCATAAGTCGCCTTTTTGATAAGAGGATATATTACTTATGCTACATGAAAATAATATTAGTTATTTGTTAATTTCATTACCTTCTGGCGAGCAGATTGCGCTCTACGAAGAGATTCTGAAAATCTATCTTCCATAATAGCAACTCTTTGTTCATTGTTATCATGTTCAATTACTGCCAACTTTTGTTTAAAAATGGCAGCATCTTGTCTATGATGCGCATATTCTCCCTCTGCTTGGAGAATATCTTTAACTTGGCGGCTATTGATGCCCTTGCCCTCGTTGAGAGCTTGCGTGATGCCATGCGCGGCTTCATATATGGTAAGGTCAATAGCAATAGCAATGCCCGTCTGGACGCTTACTACGTCGTATGTCTTTAATTTTCTAGCAGATTCTTTAACAACAATATCCCAATTGCCGATACGAACACCGTTATCGGTTTCTTGTGTAATCAACGCTTCTCGTAATTCTTTATTAACGAATGCTCGATCAGTAAGGCGCTTAGTTGGGCTATTTTGTATATTATTAAATGCTTCCAAAATGCGCTTCATTTCTGAAACGTTTGGATCAACATGATCTTGTGAGACCGTTCTAGTGAGACCTTCATTAATATTAGATACTGGCTCATCTTCAAATTGAACATTGCTGTTCATTAGATTAATAAGACGCGCCATCTCGTTTACTTCTTTAGAATCTACCGACATTAAACTCTCCAAATATCATCAATATTATTTGTACTAATTAAGATTTTACCATCAGAATCTTTACTACGAACTAGCAGTCCCCGTGCTACCATCTTTCTGGCAACTTCTTCTTGGCGTTCATCGAAGTCAGATTTTGAAACAGTCCCTTTTTTAGAAGAGATCATATCAATAATATCTTGTTCTTCGTTTGATACTGGGATACGGAATCCACTAGATATTTCGTAAAAACGCATAACTTCCTAACATTAGTGATTATCTATTTATTGATGATTATATGCAATATTAAAATCTAGCTTTCCGTATTACCATCCAATAAGGTTGCTAGAGGATCGGGTGCCATCGCACTTTTCATACTTTTCATTGCCGCCTTGGCATTAGTATTTGGATTATGGTTCATAGTGTGATTTCGTAGTTCGCTTTTATTTTTAAAGCTATTAGGACCACGTTTTGATGCGTTACGTGGTCCAATTTTTTGCGAACGTGTAATAGTTTTTTTTGCAGTATCTCTCATGCCTTCATCCGTTATATCATCTTCAATAAGATATTCTCCGGATTCGCTTAGAGTGATTTTTTTTTCAGAAGCCAATTCCCAAAATGTGCTTTCAGCGATTGGGCGTGAGGTATTTGGGCCGAGTCTTTCTTGGATTCGGTTTATAGCCTCACGTCTTGTTTCGCCAAGTACAATTTTCATAATATTTTGGTAATTGCCTTACTTGTTTTGGCCAATAGCATTATTAAAATCTTCATCATCCATAGAGTCCATAGTAAATACACCATTATTTTGTTTTATTTTTCCAGTACTCTGCAATTTAGAAAAAGCTTGATTAGCTGCCTGTGGATTACCGTTTGCTCCCAAACGATTTTTAATAGTGTCGAGAGCAGCAGCACGATCTGATCCTAGAGTTTGTGTATTATCCATTTCTTGTTCGCGAATATAATCTAATAATGTCTTACGAGTAACTTCTGTTCCTTCGGTCCCAACTTTATTTTCTTTTGGTTGTTTTACCATTATTTTATCTTCATATGTTTTGCTTTCATCGGTAATTTCTGTATCTAATTTAGAAAATCCAAATTGGTCTACCATCTCGGCTTGGCCATTAATAACAATAATATCACCCATGCTCATTGATGTATGACCTGTGCCAGAACTTTTAATAAAATCACGAGCTTGTCCTTCTGGACTCCAGACTTCGCCTTGCATCATACGATACACGTTTTCTGGATTAGTTTCTTTAACAGAACCAATCTTAACATGAGTGGCTTCTAAGTTTTCAGGGTCCGGCATCTTGTTATGCTTGATAAGCCAATTCTTACCCATCATAAGGTCACGGCCCAAACCAGATTTCCAATACCAAACTTCTGTTGGACCTTGGTCGTATACATCGCTTAGGTCTTTGTACATAACTTGTTGGTGGTCAGCTTCGCCTAATTTCATTTTAGCCTTTTTGCTTTCTGCCAACGCAGTTCTTCCTGCATTTTCTGCCATAGAAACTAGTGCTTTTAAACGAGCAACAATAGATTTGTAATCGGAAATGCTAACATTTGGAATATGCGATTCAATGTCGCTAATGGCGCTCTCAATTGCGTCTGCACCATCTTCCGTTTCACCCATTGGTTCATGGTCATCGGGTATCATGGGCATGTAAGATGGCTCATCCATGCCATCCATAGCATCCATACTATCCATGCTATCCATGCCCGAATTATGCATAGGCTCTTCAATATCCATAGAATTGATTGGTTCAATTTCGGATGGAGAATTTGCTTCCATGCCACGAATTCCAGCAAGCTCTTGCATTCTTTGAAGATCATTATCGACAGAAGGGCGCAAACCCGGCATCGGTGTCATGCCCAATACACCTTCTCTGACATGAACTTTTTCTTTATTAATCATTTGTAATTCTCCATCAATCATTACACCAATTGTATTTCCGGGAGCAAAAGGAATTTTAACAGTTCCTTCTTCGTCGTCAACGAACACCGTGTCTCCTATATTTAGGGATAAACTATCCGCAGTTTCATCTATACTATGATTTTCACGAGAACGTTTTGCTGTTAATTTGTCTCTCATTATCAAATCATTCATATTTTCTTTACCTATATCAGTATCTTCAGAATCTTCGTCATTTTTATCTAGATCAAATTCTATATCAGTATTATTTGAAATTATGCTTTTTGCTGCATCAATATCATTGTTTATAGTAGCATCCACCAAATTAGAAAGTTCATCTACGCTTAATTTTTCAATCATATCGTCCATATATTCTTTTTTAATATTTAACATTTTAGTCAAACTATCAATAAAAGAAAAATCTTCTAGGCTTTCATCTTCAAGTAAAGAAATCCATTCTCTCATTGTTTGATTTCCTTTTTAGGTGCAATCATTGTTTTTGGTGTAATAGAAAATAAAGAAGAAATGGTTCTTTTAGAAACATTATCTCCTTTTTTTGTCCAAATTACTTTTTTAGACATGTTAGATTCAAATATTTGATCAATAGTCATTGATACTTCCGTAGTATGTTGTTCAAGTATTTATACGAAAACAATTTTATATAAAAAAACACCCGCCCATTTCTGAGCGGGTGTTCTTAGCATATAGCTTTATGCTATATTAGAGAGATGCAGAAACTGATACTGCAACGTTACCTGAAGTCAAGTTCCAGTCGATTCCGGCAGCAACAATGGCGTCCTTCAAATCGGCTGCTGAGTGATCAGATACTTGATCGCCTGTTACGTTCCATGAACCCTTATGTTCTGTAGCGAACTTTACAGTCCATGGTCCTGTACCTGTTACAGTTCCTTGGATTACTGGTTGACCACGAAGAGAAACAACTTCGATGATCTTGTCCAAAGCAGTTAGACCGCTTACGGTTGATGCCGAAGTGATATCGACGTTTGAGATTACGACTGTGAAATAGTCGATGTTTGATGTCAAGTGTTCGCCTGCGGCGACGTGTCCATTGACCTTGTTTGAATTATAAGCCATTTTAATGATCCTTCCAAAAGGAGTGTGATATTCTATTTATCATTTTATCAAAGTTTTTTAAAAAAGTATATATAAGTTACCAACTAAGTCGAAATAATAAAGCATCGTCTGCTTCTTTTAAAGTAATAATCTCAAAATATGTTCTTACATTGGTATGATTTCCAGATGATCCGCCAATAGTTTGAAATTTTTCTTTTGAAAATTCATCTTTACACCAATTTATAATTTCTTGGCACTTGTAATAATTGTTTGATTCAACGCGAAACAGATAAACAAAACCCTCGCGAGCTTTATTGTTTTCTTTTTCTAATGGATCAAGAATGCTATATTGTATCGTATAATCAGACACTAGAGTTTATTTCGCTTTGGGATTTGAAATTCTTTTAATAAGTAGTGGTTTCTTAGAAATCTCATATATTCCCTTATCCCCATTAGGATCAAATCCAGCGCCTAATCCACCAACTACGGTAGCTACACTTGCTGATCCTGTGGCACCAGAGGATGCAGTTTCTTTTATATTTGATTTTCCAACGATTTCTGAATATCTCATATCTATATTTAGCTTTTAATATTACGCTTGTCGATTATAGGGATATTGTATTTGTTTGCTAAAGAAATTAAAGAATCATAAGCTTTTTTAATATTTGTAGTCATAGCAGAACCAACAAAATTTAATTCATCGGTGGATGCATTATCAAAATAATCATCATCTAGCGGCATCAACCATATTTCTTTTATATATGAAATTGGTAGCGATTTGGTTCTAATGATTTCTTCGGCTTCATGTGAACGAACCCCGCCGGATTTTTCATTTTGATCTTTTGTTGGCCATCTTCCGGCCCCATCCCAAAAATCAAATGGTTCTATTTTATATCTATTGGATATTTTTGTTTGATCTAATACAAACTGAACTGGTGCTATACCAATGATATCTTCTTCGTCTTTTGAATAGTACCGAAGGCGAGAATCGCGTGTTGTAGAAATCGTGCTATTATTTTTATCCGAAAAGTTTGAAATAAATTTGCCATTATTCAATATTTTTACTGCTCGAACTAGGCTAGTCGCATGATATAATGGAGCATCGCGGCCTTCTTTTATTTCCACCCAACGCATTATTTATTGCCAATCTTGTTGGCAACTTTAACACCAGCAGCAAGAGCCGCCAAAAATCCACCGCCACGTTCTGTAGCTTGTGGTGGATTATCAAATATTTCTAATTCTTTTTCTCTAGCCATTTTACTTAATGCTGGCAACATTTCGCCCTTCATAGCGCGAACGCGAAGCATTTGAAGTAGTCTAGTCATACAGAGGCTTCGTTCTCCAAAATTTATTGTTCTCCAATCCATCGCTAGCCTTCTTACTGCTCGAATGGAATTATTTGAAATTTTAAAATTGAAATCTAATTTTACAAAAAAAGAACGATGAGTTTGAATCTGAACATGTCCATTTGCCATCTCTCTTAACCATCTAATTAAAGGAGCTTCACCAATAGGAACATGGAATTTAAATTTTTCACTTTGAGCCGGATGGTTTAATATAACATCTTCTGCCGTCAACCCATGTAAAATATTATATAGATCAGTACCGCCAGTTCTCCATTTTTCAAAATTTACACCATATTGTATAGTTTTTTTAGCATAAGATATGGCAATTTCATGCTCATCTTTGTCACAATACATAAGCCATAAAGCACAAATGTATAAAACAGAGAGTTCTGCTAAGTCTTCCGCCGAAAATGGAGAATAACTATTTGTTGATGGTATTAATCTACTCTCTGCTAAAGTTCCTATAAAATCAAACATCATTTTATTAATTCGGAACTTTCTTTACTTTTATCTTTTTCTTCTTCTACTGTAACTATAGAATTTAAAATACATTTTGCAATATGCATTGATCTTACTATACTTGCTTCTTCGGCTCCAATAATAGTTTTCAACGCTTCTACTTTGTTATCTTCATTTTTTATCTTACTTCCTATATCGACCAGATATTTTAAAGGAATACTATATTTTTTTAGTAATTCAACTAACTTATGCATATCTATGGTATGCTTGCTTGCTGTTATATTTTTTGCTTTATCAATTTTATCTGCATTTATGATATTTGCGGAAAATCCAGCAACTATCACAAATGATAGTTGTGCTTCGGCGCTTTTTGGATCAACGCTTGCATTTAGCTTAGACATTAGTTTATGCATTTCTTCGGCATTAGCGATACCATTTTTTTGTAAAAACTTTGAATAATTAATCATGTTGACCGTATATCCATCAAATGATTGAGTATCTAATGCTTTTTCAACTTTTTTTTTATCGTAATCGCCTTTATAATTCCCGTCTTTATCGCTAACTTTTAAAATTCCAAGCTTTATCAAGCCATTTGCTAACCGTGGAAATACCACTTTGGGATCAAATGTCATAGTTTCAGGACTATCAGCTTCCATAATGGTTGATTCCTTTACCGGTTTTTCTGGCTCACCATCTGGCTTTTTTTCTTCTGATGGCTTTGTAGCGCCTGCGCCAGCCATTGTTTGAAGTTGCTCCGCAGATAATTCCATTCCATATTCTGATGCAAAAAAATCTACTAAATCAGCTAACGTTGGGCTTTTTGATGATGGGCTAAGATTTCCTGCGCCTTTTTCTCTAGCTCCATATATTTTCCAATCGCCCATTAATTTATTTGTGCCAGTTCGCAATTGAATGCGCCCTTCTGCACTTTTAGAGCCTGCGGCTACTGCAATACGATCAAATCCGCTAGCAATCATATCTCGGAGACCAGCTTCGTACAGTTTATCTCCTACATTTAATTCTACGGCATTTTTTGCTTTTGCGGAATCAGCGTATGTACCAATAAATTGTTCAGAAATAAACGCATTATATCCGTCTTTTGTTTTGGTTACATATCCATTAATACTTTCAACTAGTGGATTTCCTACATAATTTAATGATTTTTTACTTTCAGATACTATCCACTTTTTCATTATTTTTGTTCCTTAGATTCTCGTATTTGTCTTATCTTTCTTCTGAATTTCATTTCATCTTCGGTGCGGATGGCATTAACTAAACGCTTCTGAAGATCGTCTGCTGTTTCAGAATCATAACTTTCGCGTATCAGTCGCATCAAATGACCAACACTAGCCAAAACTTGTTGAGCGCGGCTTTCGATAAAAAGATCACGATCTTTTGCTGGCGCATAATCTGATAGTTCTTCTACTATGCTACGAAATTTATGATTATTCAAAATTATCGTCCTTCTGTTCATAACGCTTGATAAGATTTTCAATCATATCCGCAGCGCGCTGCATACCAATTTCTATACCAAGAGCATAATCGCCACCGGAAGCATCTTCCATAAATGCTCTAAGTTTAAATACTATATTCTTGCATTCATTGACCATTGGATGTTCAAATATTTCAGCATGTTCTTCTGAAATAGGCTCAAGTTCTGTCGGAAGAGTTGCCTTTGAATAATGGGCAAGTAGCTCTTCCGTTAGTACTATGAAGCTCTTCATCTGATGGTTGGTATTATGCGAATCATTCATTTAGATATTTATACGAGTTCGCATGCTAGTGAGTTATTTTATAAAGACATTAGTCCATAATTTTGGTGGTTCTTTGCCATTTAGCAATTCTGATCGCAATAACACCGCATTTTTTTCGACAAATGTTATCAAAGATAATACCAACATCGTATGTTCTAATTTTAATTCATTGAAAATTTCTTCATTCAAATCAATATCATGATCTTCAATTGCTATTTTAGAAACAGCCGTATTCTGAATTATACTATCAAAAACGTCAATTATATTCACATTTCACCTTTTCTTACTTTACTAATTAATGATTGAATATTAGTTCTTGCTGGAGAAGCAGAAGGCTCGCGCTCTTCTTCTATTTCTTCTCTACTTTTATGTTGAGGATGCGCCATTTGGCTTATGCTCATACTTGAATTGGAAACTGTTTCCATTTTAGGAGCACCCCCAGATAATTTTTCTTTTAATTCTGAACGCATCTCATCCGCAGACTTAACGCGCATAATGTCATCTTCGTCTGCATTATCCATATCATCAATGGCCATACTATTGATGTTATATTTCAGTTCGATCTTTTCGCCTACCGACGACGATGAACGAGTCTTAAGCATTTGTAGAGAATATATTCCCCGCTCTCTAAGTGTAATTGAAGTATAGATACCAAAAACATTATCCGCAGTATTGATCTTAGAAATACCACCAGCAATATGGCTATGGTCGAATTCTTGAGCATCAACCGAAGAACGGTTTAACTGTGATGCAGATACGACCGGAATATCCCATTCAGAACCCAAGGCCCTCATTTCTTCTGATACAAACTTATCTTTGGTAAATAAGTTTGAAACATCTATCTTCGCGTTATTGGGGTGCATCAAATCTAGGTAGTCAACCACTAGGATATCTGGTTTCTTATCTTCTTGAACTTCATATTCTTTGAGATAGGCACGAATATGATTTGCAGTCGTTCCGGCTTCTGGTAGTTTCTTGACTTTGATATCACCTGGTTTGTTTGTCCGCTTCAAGTTCATGATGCGAATGGCGGTATCATCGATGTTTCGCATAATTTCTTTAGTACCAAAACCCGTCATCATAGCATCTAAACGAAGATTAACTAGGTCTTCAGAAAGCTCTAAGGTGATATAAACGACATTCTTACCCATAAGGCTCCACTTCTTAACCGTGTTAAGAAGGAACAATGATTTTCCTGAACCAGAACCACCAGCAAAAATATTCAAAGAACCACGAGTATATCCTCCGTATAGTTTTCTGTCTAATGTCGCCCATCCCGTGGACATAAAATTAGAACGATCCTTCAATCGATCCAAACGAGCCTTTGGGTTTTCAAAATAAGAAGTTCCGAGGTCTTTAAGTAGGCTGATAGACATAGCATCAGCGATCATCTTTTGAATATCACCATTCTTCTTTCCAGAAAGAATGTCCGCACTATCCAAAATAGCCGTTTCAAGGCCCCGCCCTCGGCAAAATTTCTCTATATTCTTAAGATACCATTCAACTTCGGAGTTTCTTAATTCAATTTTGTCTACGTCAGTGCTAGTTATTGCTCTAACTTGGTCTGGGCTTGGAGAATCTTGATATTGATCATAGTGGTCTATGATAAATCGAACTGTACCGGATAGCTTACTATCAAAATATTCTGGCTTAATAATGCTTTGGCTGCGAACAAACGCCGTCTTATCGCTTATCATAAAAGAAATTAGAAGTTTTTGAACTTCTGTATTGAAAATATCTTCGTCTTCCATCTATCCCACCATTCAATTCATAATAATTTATAAAGGCTTGCGACCAAAATATCAGTATAAAAATGTTCTTTTTATAGAAATTTCTGCCTTAGAATCTGTCGCAGTTTCTATAACGGATCGAATTACATATAGCCGCCCATACCGTTTCACCGCATCCGCCAAATCTTTGATATCTTCGTCCCACCAATCGCCAGAACCATGTCCCGTTTTTAATTTGGGGAAACTAACTTTCCAATTATTTTCAAGAGCTTTATCTATAAGTCTATCGCCCGCCGCATCTCTATCGGGAACAATTATCACCGTTTGGTTATTATTTTTTAGCCATCGAACTTGTTCTGGATTTATTTTTGCACCAAGAGTGGCAACCCCATCAACCGCCAAGGCGTCAAATGGTCCCTCGCATACAATAACAAATTGTCTTTCTGAATTAATCACATGATTATTAAAAAGATAATTTGGTGGCGATGAATTGCTATATCTCCCCTCTTTAACTGGATCGACAATTCTTCCTGTCCATCCAACTATTTTGTCTCTATGATAAAACGGAATAATCACCCGTCGATTCATTTGCTTTTCTGTATCGGGAGTCCAATAATAGGTAGTCGCTGTGGAAATATCATCTCCGCGAGAGAACAAATAATCTACTACATCTATGAAATCTGAATCATAACAACCGCTTTCCGCCCATTCAAGGAAACTCTTTGCCCCATTTGGTAAAGAAACTTCTTGGTAATTTTGCTGAAATGGTACTGATATGATTGATTGAACGCTTTCATTGCTTCCAATCATTCGTCTATATTGCATCGCTTTTAGATTTAATTGAGAAATCTCTCGTTCGGATGCACCTAATGCACTTAAAAATGTTCGCATCCGTTTGCTTATATTTTTGCCAATACCGAAACGAGCTTTAAATCCACAATTGAAGCAATTAACTCCAACACCATCTGGATTTTTTTTGACACCACAACGCTTGCGCGTGTCAGTGCTTTCGCCAAATAAATGGCAAACTGGGCAATTTAATCCAATGAAATCGGTACTAGTCTGCCTAACGCGCCCTGAAATATGCGATTGAATTGCCGACCACATAAAGTCGTCCGCAATTATTGTATCAAGCATATTGCTCACGAAAAAACCTCACTAACTAATATGTCATTTTATTAGCTAATGAGGGTTTTCGTCAATTTAATTCCAATCGTCATCGAAAATTACATTACCCGATTGATCTATTTCAAAGCCTCTAGGCTTGTAATTTCTAGAGATCGCTTCAATGCCGCTATATCCACGTGGGTTACAAACTACCGTAGTATCTCCCATTTCATACTTGAAACGAGTATGCGTATGTCCATGCGTCCAAACCTTGATTTGCGGATGATCCAGAATGAACTCTGATAAATCGGAAGCATACGCACCATTAAGAAGATGATCATTCTTGTATTCTTCCGCAATGCTCAAGTAAGTTGGCGCATGATGACTTACAACTACACATGGTTTATGCGCATTGGCTTTAAGCATTTCGCCAAAATCATAGATGGTATCCATATGCTCGCGATAAACGACTTGCGGAGTTAGTTTATAATATTTGTCATGGCGACGATCCCAGTATTTGATAGCCCTAAAATCGTTCATGTTTCTCAATGCTACATCCATGCTAATTGGGCTACCTTTATGGAAGTTAGTCCACATAGTTCCACCGATAAACACGACGCCATCAATCTCGATAGATTCTCTATTAAGCAGAGTTACATTGCTAGGAAGGCATTCTTTTATTTCATCATGCGTTTTATCAAATCGAGTGCCATAATGCTCATGATTTCCAATTACATAGATGACATGACGATACTTAGCACATTCATTCTTAAAGAAATTTATATATCTGAAATCTGTTTTTTCTGTTCTATTTTCAGAACAGTCTCTAACCAATTTGCGAGATTCGCATATGTCTCCAGACAATATGAGAATGTCCCCGCCCGTTAATTCAAACGGGGCTGCTTCCAAATGGATATCGGAAATTAGATCGATTTTCATTATAAGCCCCATATTTTTATACAGAATAATATACCCCATGGGTATATATGTCAATTATTTCTGTATGCTATGTTTTCCAATGATCCCTCTAGTGGTTTAATGGTAAATCTAACATACGTATAATTTCCTAAAACTGACAGATATATTGCTTCGCTTACTGGAGAACTAAATGTAACGATACCGGCATCAATTACACCATTAGTTGATGATTCTATATTTGCTAAAAACCAATCTGCTGAATTTTGTGATGGTTGATTTTCTAAAGTAGCTTCCACCATGATTCCACCCTTGAAATCCGATAGCGTGAAAACAGCACTATGCATACCACTAATGTTCCCAACCGTTGCTGCGCCAGGGTAACTGCCGGATGTCATAATAGTTGCCGCTCCAACTACGTTCGTGTTCACCATCATATCCGGTGTTACTACGATAGCTTCTGGTGGCATGGGATATGGCCCTTCAATGACCTCCAATGAGCCGTATGGGCCATATGATCTATTTGTGTATAACATAACCTGATCGCCCTGTATTCTATCTCCAACTACCGAATATCGCAAATTACCTAAAGGCCAATCTGCTATATCGTTTGATGATGCCGTAAACATCCAGATACCTTTAGCAGGGTTAGCTAACGTATAAGGAACTAACACGCTACTATTAAAAGTATCTGGAATTGGTGCGGATCGATCACCTAGTAATAATTGATTATTGTGGTGATCAGTTATGATCATGCGAAGATGGACTATGCCAGAATTTGTTAAAGAATTTGCGGTAATCGGTTGACGATCAACATTCTTTACGAAAAACAATATTTCGTTTGTTACGCCTTTAATTAAAGTAAAGTCCGTATTATTGATAGGATAATTCATTAGACTTCCTCCGGTGTTACCACCAAGAGTCAATGTAACAACTTTTGGAAATGAGTATATTTCTATGGTGGCGGTCATATCTTTATTTAGGATAAGACCGCCACCATTAGATTATCGATTCCAAGGCATACCAGCAAGAGTTCTCATTCTGGTGATATAATCATCATCTACTGGTACTTCTTGTCCAGTAAATGGATCGGTTGAACTTGGTTTTGTAACCTCTCGTTCTAAATCATCTCCCTGATTTGTTGGGATAATGATATCGACATGAGAGAAAGTTAATGAACCATCGAAAAATTCGGTAAGAATGTGTCCTGCATCGGCTAATAGAGGTTCAACTTGATCCCAAACATATTGAACAAACTCTTTCATATCAACATCTTGGCCAGTTTTATCATATACTTGTGCTTCAAGATAATGTTGAACGAGACCTTCTACATAGCTTTTTTCAAATTTAAGGTCTTCGTCTTCTAATCCGGTAGTATCAAACTTTCCTTGATCCCAATAAAGCTCATCGCCGTAATCATTTAAGAAATCATTAACATCGAAATCATCAGTTGCTTCGACTTGTGCCGCTTGCAATTCTTCTTCACCTTCATATGGTTCAGATTCTTCTAAATTGCATTCTTGATTTTCGTCAATATCGTCGTTGCTTCCACTTTCTAAGGTTCTTGAAATGTTATCGACCCACCCAGAAATGTCCGAGCTACCAATTTCGTCTAAATCATCTAGATAACTAGCCTCGTCCGCAATTGCCGCCATAACTTTTGCAGGCCCAAATTTTGATAGGAGATCGGGACGCTGGCGCATGATGCGGTGAGAAATTGCGTTCTCAACTGCTTCGCTAGTTCCAGATTCACTTAAAATATTTGAAACATCAAATTGCTCCATCCATTCATTAAACTCGCGAATAACTTCGTTGTTTACTAATTCTGATTCTGATTCTGCCTCATCGGGAACTTTTGCACTTTTAATTGCAACAGAAATTACCATGTTCATTTTTCTACGAGCATCGGGATTAAGGCGCGGATTTTCAATCATATCCGAAAAATAACTTAAAAGATTTAACATGCTATCATTCTTAACATATGGAACGATCTTAGATAGCATAAATGATTTTTTAGCTTCATCGCTAGTAAATCGTGGCATAATTGACATGTCAGGTTCGCGGCTTAAGTCCAACCTATCCGACAGCAAATCTTCCCATGCTGACTTATCAACTGATTTTCCTAAAATAGTTACTTGTTCTGGGCCTTTTCTTGTTTTTTCAATTGGTTCTTCGTCATCTTCAGAATAATCTTCTTTAACTTCGGAAGGTTCATTTGGTTCTGTTCTTAATTTTTGGCCACCGCCAAGAGCATCTTGTGCATTTTGTTCTGCTCTTTTCCTGCGCAAATAGGTGGGTTCTTCTAAACTATCAAGATAATCTTCATCGCTTTGGTCTGGTCGTTGAATTGGAGTTCCCGCAGTCAATGCTTCTGCAACACTCTTTACTGCTTCCGCAATACTTTTAAGAACACTTTCGGATAATTCAAAACCTTCGCAGGTTAGAACTTCTTTCAATGGAGAAATATCTAATGGTTGATCTTCATTCTCAGTGAGAACGGTTTCATTCATCTTCTTAGATTCCATTTTATATCCAAATGGACGAGACAAACGCTCAAAGCACTTTTTCATTTCGGTTATTTTACAACGACAAGCTTCTCTAATTTTCATTGCCGATTCTCCCAACATTGGAGCGGCAGACGCAATTTCCGTGGATGCAAAACTTAGATTGGAAAAATCATTAGCCATCCGCATGATTTGTTGTGAAATGGCATCATTGAAATTCCCACCTTGATTTACATGCTGCAATTCTGCGCGTGCTGGAATCAATTGACGTGTTGGGAAAAGCATTCGCTCACCTTGAGCATTCTCAATGAATATTTTTTTGATATTTCTACTACGCCCGCCAATAGAATTTTCATTTATTTTCCCGTCATGACGGACAATAAGTTTTGCGTTTTCTAATGTAAGATATGAACTACGAGATGTTCCATACATGCCTTCAAAAATATCCATTTCAGTCTTTCTACTTTCATTTACGGCTGATTTTGTTGCAAAATCCGAAGGCTTTAATTCGGTATCTTTTTGCGTTACAAGCCAAATCATGTTATCTTTAGTTGCAGTTGTTCTTAAAGTATCTATAAATCCTTTGATATATTTAGCTTTAGTTGACTTGCTCAAATACAATTTTATAGAACTATCATCGCCGTCATCGATTAATGATAATAACATATTTCTTGGTAGGATAAAAAAGCGTCTAGCTTCGTTTGGTTCATATACTTCATTTCCCTCATCGTTATACATAACCGTTGTATAATCGAATGAGCGAATAATTTGAAATATCTCAGATGCGACTGTTTTTAAAGATATCACTTGCAACCCCACATAACTTAATGTAGTATTTATCGCATAAATGAAAAAGAGTTTTAACTTGAGATTTGCTAAAGAAAATAAAAGCTTTTGGATAAAAAAACTTGATGATGAGATTGAGAAATGGTGTGAGTTGAATACACCCTCATACAAAATTATAGCAAAGCTTGACCGCTTAAACTTATATGGTATAATGTTTAACAGAAATGATGCGACTATATTCAAACTTTTCTGGAATGATATAATAGACGACGACATGACAAGATAGTATTTGTCGGATGTAAAAAAAATATGCTATTCTACCAAATACTATAATGCAAAAAATGTTCCGTCTTCATTCCACCGCATTTTAATAAGCATTGCGCTATCTGGGCTTTTTGTATATATCATCAAAACAGATAGTTTGTTGTTTGTGTGGATCATCACATCGACCACGCCCATATTCATGATATCATCTTGTCTATATTCTATAGAATTAGATGACAGAAAATCATAAACATCTTGAAAATCATTTTCATTTCTTTTGAATACGAACTTGTATTCTGACAAATCTCTGATTTTTATCATTGGCCCATCTTTTCCATATAGGTTTATATTCACCTGTCGAATAAGGTCGAGATTGCGTTTAATATCCATATCAGGATTCAACTTCTTCATCTTCATCTTCCCAATGATCATAGTGCTTTCGATATTCGTCCATCGCATTGTTCATAAAATTTGCGATGACCCTATAACCGCCTTCATTATAATCTTGCGAACCGCCACCAATAGTCGGAACTAAGTTTTTTCTGAGAGCATTCATCGCAGAAAATATTTGATGAATATCCACCAGTTCATCCACATTATCTGGCGGAATATCAAGTCCACTCGTTGGTAATAAAAATTCTCGCAACGGCCACCTAATTGCCGTATCGTTTCTTCCAAATAAACGGTCCATTCTATCCCGAAGAGTAAAGGACCAAATGCCCATCTTTTCAGTTTCTGTGACCAGTTCCGCTTTAATATCAGTTGCTAGTTTGGCATAATCCACTCGCAATCTATCAACATATTCACCAACGAACTTTGGTTTATCGCCCCAATGATCAAGAGGAATATCTCGCAGCATTTGATACACATCTTCTCTAATCATCCAAAGATAGGTATCTTCTGGTAAATCATCTGGTTTAAAACCATTTTCTTCATTACGAAAAGAAATATCCAGACCCATATTTTCTACATTAACGATAAGAGGAACAAGTTCCGCTGCCGTGACATTGAGCCAACCATAATCGTCATATGTCGATTTGATCATAATGGTCGCTGGATGGAAGAGATCAAAAGCATAAAATAAGGCAGCACCTTTATATCGGCTCTCCTTCACTCGCTTTATGAACATTGCTCGAACTGGCATACCATCGGTAATTGGCAGATTAGAAAATCCGCAAGTTTCGTTCCAACAGCCCATTTTATCGATCCTATTTTGCTATCATGGGTTCCAGCTTGATTGGAACCTCGTACATTAATTTCTGCCAACCAATATCAGCGATTACTGTGTTGCTGTCAACGGGTTTGCGGCCAGCGTCTTTATCTATCGACCAAGTAATATGATATGTTGATCCATCAGGGCGTTTGGTTGTTCCGTCAATCTTAACAATAACGGCTTGAACCCCTTTTCCATCATCTACAATACCAACGACCAAACCCTGCGTTTCTTCGGGCAGAGGATAATCGGCAGGGACGCCAAACTGCAATGTAACATGATGTGCCAAAACATCTGGATATGCTGGCTTTATATACATCATTAATTTTTCGCGATCAGACGCGGGTAACAACCAACCTACATACATATTATTCTCCTAATCCTTTTGATTAAGGGCGGCATCAACAACTTCGTCTCCAAATTCTTTTCTAAAACGATCCATCATCTTTTTTGTTTTATTCCGATGATATATCTTAAAAGCAACTCGTGTATCCCATCCTTCGACATACGCACATATCCATGCGAGAAAACAAACAACAAATGCAGCAGCGATATTCGCAATGTCTCCGCTCTTCGCAGCATGTAGCGTAAACAGGAAAGAAATTATACCTGCGGGCAAAGCCGCCCGCATTTTCCAGATATTCCAAAATAGGAATTCTAATAGCATTCCAATTTCTAATACTAACTTCTTGATAAGATTAATCATTTTAAACAAATTCCTGCATGAGTTTCTAATGCGCATTATAATGTATTAAATTATTCTTGTCAATTTTCGTATACAAAGGCTTATATAATCGGTGAAATAATTGGTATGATTGTCGAGTAAGAGGGTATGAAATTAAGTTGTTTTTTTGAGGATTTGATTTTTTTTCACTTTTTTTACTAAAAGCGTTTGACAGATTAAAACAACGGGCGTATTACACCGTCACTGTCCGCTGCTTAACACAAGGAGATTAACATGCAGCAATTTAACGAAACTACCGAGACCCATATCACTGCCACCATCGAACTGGCTGCTGCTTATCTGAGCAACAATTCTGTTTCACAAAATGACATTGGTTCTGTGATTTCTTCAATTCATACGTCGCTTGCTACCATTCTCAACCCTTCGCAGCCCGAAGTTGTTGTGGAAAAGCCTGAACTGGTTCCGGCTGTTTCGATCAAGAAGTCCATCACTGCTGACTACATCGTTTGCCTCGAAGATGGTAAGAAGATGAAGTCGCTGAAGCGCCATCTGCGCACTTCCTTTAACCTGACCCCTGATGAGTACCGCGCCCGTTGGGGTCTGGCTGCTGACTATCCTATGGTTGCTCCGAACTACGCTGCAAAGCGTTCGGAACTTGCCAAGGCATCGGGTCTGGGCATCGGTGGTGGCCGTAAGCGCAAGGTTGACGCAGTTGAAGCTTTTGAAGCGGTGGAAACCGTTGTCGAAGTGGAAGCCAAGGCTCCTCGTGCTCGCAAGGCCAAGGTGGTTGCTTCGGTGGAAACCGAAGTGGAAGCTTTCGTTGCTGAATAATATATAATGAGGGTAGTTATTCTGCCTTCATAAGAAAAGCCGCTAGGTTCGCCTAGCGGCTTTTTTATTTGTTAAAATTAATTTGACAACATAGTTTTATTCGTGCTAAATATATTTAACGTTCAGGGAATAGACCCAGATCGGTCATAACATGGTAGGATTTACTATGACAAATAATGAAGCGGCTGCGGTCGCGCATATGTATGATCTTTCCGTATTCGTCGGAAGATTCCAGTGTTTTCACGATGGGCACTTAGCCGTAATTAATACGGCTCTACAATATTCTCAAAATATTCTTATAGTAACAGGCTCTGCGGGTGAAGCCCGTCGCGTTGATTATCTTCCATTTACTTCGGAAGAACGCGAGCAAATGATTCTCGCCTCCCTAACAGACGAGCAAAAGGCGAGAGTTCATATTCGCCATTGCGAAGACTATAATAACATGACACTTTGGTCCGAAGAAATCCGCCGCCTTGCCGCTGAGGTTTCTGAAAAAATCATGAATCATTATAAGATCACGACCGTTACAACGGCGCTTGTTGGTCATTCAAAAGATAATTCTAGTTTTTATCTAAAAGAGTTCCCCGAATGGGAATCCATTGACGTAGATAATCACAAAAGCATATCTGCTAAAAATATTCGTAAATATTATTTTGATGCAGATAAAAGTTTAGTTGATAAGTTCATAACTACTGACTTGATCAATCTCGTTCCACGTGGCGTTTACAATTTCCTCAAAGAGTTCCGCGAAAATAATCCCGAATATCAGAACATGGTAGATGAATGGGATTTCATGACGAAATATCTTGAACCATATAATGCCAAGGTTCGTGTTGGTGGCCGAATGGTAGAAGTTGAAGTTGGTGGTGAAAAGTATCAAGTCATGATTGGGGGCCGAGAAGTTCAACTTTTCCCACCAAAGTTCGTAACTGTTGACAATATGGTTGTTCAGGCAGGACACGTTCTTCTTATTCAAAGAAAAGCTCGCCCAGGCATGGGTCTTTGGGCACTTCCTGGTGGGCATCTTGATCCGGAAGAATACATCGATCAGGCTTGCATTCGAGAACTTCGTGAAGAAACCAAGCTGAAGGTTCCCGACAGCGTTCTTAAGGGAAGCATTGTTGCTACTAAAGTTTTCGATGCCCCACACCGTTCAATGCGTGGTCGCACGATCACTCACGCAACGCTGTTCCACCTTCAACCGAAGGCTCCTGACCGCCTTAAGGATGAATCTGATGCATCGTATAAGAAACGAATTAAGGACGCTCTGGCGCTTCCCAAGGTCCGTGCAGCCGATGATGCTAAGCGGGCTAAGTGGGTTCGCTTGGACCAAATTAAGCGTGACCAGATGTTCGAGGACCATTTTTCAATGATTCAGACGCTCAAACAAATGATTAAGGATTAATATTATGGAAAACACTAATTTCGCAAAGCGTGCGTGGGATCATAGTTTTCCTCGCGATTATATCGTTCGCAGTCTTTTAGATACAGACTTCTATAAGTTGCTCATGCATCAATTTATTTGGCGCAAGTATCCCAATACTGAAGTTTCTTTTTCGGTCACTAACCGAACTAAGACAGTCTTGTTGGGATATGAGATTGATATCAATGAATTGCGTGAACAACTAGATCATGTTCAAACATTGAAGTTTCAACAAAATGAATTGATCTGGCTAGCTGGTCAAACCTTCTATGGGCAATCTGGTATTTTCGGTAAGGGATATCTCGATTATCTACGTAGTAGTTTTAAACTGGCTGATTACACTATCGAAGTCAAAGAAGGGCAGATCGCTCTTACCTTTAATGGCAAGTGGCTTGAGACGAGTTTGTTCGAAATCTATGCACTAACCATCATTAATGAGATGCGCTATCGTGCCAAGATGCAAAAGATGAATCGTTCGCAATTGGACATCATGTACGCTCGTGCAAAGGTTAAGCTTTATGCCAAGCTTGAGCGTCTAAACACTCTCGATGAACTAGCATTGTCTGACTTTGGTACTCGCCGCCGTCATAGCTTCCTGTGGCAAGAGCATTGTGTATTGACTGCTCGCGAAGTTCTTGGTGAAAAGTTTGTTGGTACTTCTAACTGCTACATCGCCATGATGCATGGCATTGACGCAAAGGGTACAAACGCCCATGAGCTACCAATGGTTCTTGCTGCGTTATCAAAGGATGATGCGGAGTTGAAGCAATCTCAATATAAGGTTCTTCAACAGTGGCAGGATGACTATCGCGGCGCTCTTCTAGTGGCTCTTCCTGATACCTTTGGAACAACGCAATTCCTACGCGATGCACCAAGTTGGCTGGCTGATTGGACTGGCTTCCGGCCAGACTCAAAGAAACCCATTCCTGGTGGAGAAGAACTAATTTGTTATTGGAATTATCACATGAAAAATCCTGCTGAAAAGCTAGTTTTGTTCAGTGATGGTTTAGATGTTCGGATTGATGGTTTCGAACCACAAGGTGAAGACATTGTTGATATCTACAATCACTTCCATGGTCGTGTTCGTGATGCATATGGTTGGGGGACCATGTTTACATGTGATTTTATTGGCTGTGCGCCAAATGATCCTGATTATATGAAGCCTATCAGCCTCGTATGTAAGGTTTCATCCGTTGAAGGAAAGTCTTCCGTAAAGCTATCGGATAATATTTCGAAAGCTTCGGGGTCTAAAGAAGAAGTAGAACGCTATATTTCTGTGTTCGGCACAGATGGTGTTCAATCAAACGCTGTAAAAGTTTAAGGAGAAATACAAATGAATATTCAAATTAATGATACCGACGTTCTTATCGTCATCGATCCACAAAATGATTTCTGCCCCAATGGCGCTCTAGCCGTTTCTGGCGGTGATGAAATTATGTTACCAATTAATGAGTTTGCAAAAAAGTTCAATAATGTTGTGGTGACGCAAGATTGGCATCCTCAAAATCAAATCTCATTTGCGTCAAATCATGACGGTGGTGAAGCTTTCGGTTTGGCGAAGGTGGCATATGGCGATCAAGTTTTGTGGCCAGATCATTGCATTCAAAATACATATGGTTCTGAGTTCCATAAGAATATTTCCGATACGGTAACTAAGGCGCAAGCTATTATCCGCAAAGGAACCAAATCTGACGTGGATTCATATTCTGCGTTCAGAGAAAATGATAAGAATACCGATACTGGTCTTCGCGGTTATTTGACTGCGCGTGGTATCAAGCGCTGCTTCTTTGTAGGTCTTGCTTATGATTTTTGTGTTGGTTTTTCTGCAATTGATGCAATCAAGTGTGGATTCGAATCCGTTGTCATCAAGGATTTGACCCGTGCAATCGATCTTAACGGTTCGGTTAACCAAATTGAGCTTGATTTTCAGGAATGTAATGTTACTGTAATTTATAGCACTAATATTTAAATAGGATCAAAAATGACCACTAAAATCGCCATTGTGCAATTTAATCCTATTGTTGGAGACCTTGATGGTAATGCCGCCCGAATTATTACTGCATATGATAAAGCCGCAACCGAAGGCGCTGAACTGGTAGTATTCCCAGAATGTGCTCTTACTGGTTATCCGCTAGAAGACCTTGTTCTTCGCGAAAGCTTTATGTCTGCGGTTGCTGAAAAAGTTAAGTTTATCAACACAACTATTTGCGCAAGGAAAACTGGCCCTACGATTATCTATGGTACACCGCGTCGAGTTCCGAGAGGCATCCGTAATGCGGCATACGTGGTTGATCCACAAGTTCCGCCATATTCTCCGCAAGATGGACAATATCTTTTACCAATTCAACTAATTTATAAAACTGAGTTGCCAAATTATGGCGTGTTTGACGAAAAGCGTGTGTTCATTTCTGGAGAGCGGCCATATCCTATCACATGGCGCGGCCATACGATTGGAGTAATGATCTGTGAGGATTGTTGGTTCCCGCGTGTCAGTAAAGAAATGATGGATCGTGGTGCTCAATTTTTGATCAGTATCAATGGTTCGCCATTTGAAGTTGGAAAGAATATTGTTCGGCATAATGTAATCAAAGATCGCATCAATGAAACTGGTCTACCATTCCTATATGTGAATATGGTTGGTGGACAAGATGAGTTGGTGTTCGATGGTGGATCATTCCTTTATGACGGAAATCTAAAAGAGTTCCCATCCTTCCAAGAAGATATCTTCTATGTAGATGTAAACATTTCTTCTGAAAATCGTCATACTAATTCTGCGGGAGAAGCTATCATTCATATTTCTGATGATGGTGAACATTCCCAATGGATTAAGCAACCTACGCCATTAGTAACTGTTGATAACTATCCGACAGTAGAACCAACTAGTTTTGCAGAAATCTATCAAGCATGTGTGCTTGGTACTCGCGACTATATGCACAAGCAGGGTTTCAAGTCAGTAGTTATTGGATATTCCGGAGGTGTTGATTCTGGATTGGTTGCGGCTATTGCAGCCGATGCGGTTGGTCCGGATAATGTACATCTAGTTCGGTTGCCTTCAAAATATAGCAGCCAGCATTCTTTGAATGATGCAGCGGCTGGTTCTGATCGTCTTCGTGCCAAGGTTCGTACAATTTCTATTGAACCGGTTGTGGAAGCTTTGCGGCAAGCATACGCAAATACTACGGATCACGGGAATTATCCAGAACATAATGTTTATAACGGTGGTAATGAAAATCTAAACCCTCGCAAGCTGACGGGAATTGCAGATGAAAATATTCAAGCGAGAGCGCGTGGTAATATTCTCATGGCAATATCCAATCAAGAATATCATCTTCTCCTGACAACGGGAAATAAGTCAGAAGTTAGTGTTGGTTATGCGACATTATATGGCGACATGTCGGGTGGTTTTAATCCTATTAAGGATTTGTATAAGACTACCGTGTGGGAACTGTGTCGCTGGAGAAATAATCTCGATCTTTCTCAGATTAAATCCTATGGGTTTTTTGGTACAAATGATGAGGTTGTTCCTGAAGCTATCATTGTAAAGCCACCTTCCGCCGAACTTCGTCCAGACCAATTCGATGAGCAATCGTTGCCCCCTTACCCTGTTCTTGATAGCCTTCTAAAGGGTATGATCGAAGATGAATTGAGCGTAGATGAAATTGCTATGCGAATTAACATAGATTGTTCAGTGGTGATGAAGATTCGTCAATTGGTAGATAATGCGGAATATAAGCGCCGCCAAGCTGCTCCCGGCGTAAAGATCACCAGCAAGATTCATGGACGTGATCGTCGCTACCCTATCGTGAACAAATGGAGAGGGTAAATGTTCGAGGTTACTCTTTATGATCCGGATAATCCAACATACACTTATCATAATTGGGCGAAAGAAAATTGCCCAAGCTATATGCATTATAAGAGCACAGATGTTTCTGATCTTAGTTGGAAACATGACTATATAGCACGGTTCTTTTTTGAAACTGCTCAAGACGCAATTCTATTCAATCTCAAATTTGGTGGAGAATTGAAACAGACCTGAAAGGTTATCCGTATTATCTTATAAAAATGAAATTTGGATCGGTGATGGGTATTTCATTATCGATCCTTTTTTTTGCGATATCAAAATGTTTTTTATCTAATTCAATTCCAATAAAATCTCGATCCAATCGTTTAGCGGCAACGCCGCACGTACCACTACCCATCGTGTTATCTAGAATTGTTCCGCCATCATTGGTATATGTTTTAATTAGATATTCTAACAACGCTATTGGTTTTTGCGTTGGAACTAAACTTTTATTACCATTATCGCGAGAAAATTTTAAAATATTTTTAGGCTGAGAATGTGTATAAGTTTTATATTCTCTTTTTTTGTCAGTTTGTTTTGCTGAAATTTCACCTTTTCCGGTAATAGCAGAATGTTTTAATGGCATTGTATGAGTATATGGTTTGTCTAATGGAACAAGTTGTGGGTTATAGGTGTAATTTGATGTTTTACAAAATACGGATATTTCTTCAATTACTCTAAGAGGTTGATTTCCTGTTCTAAAAAAATTAGTTCCTTTTTCTTTCTCCCAATACCACATATAACGATACAAATCTAAGTTTGATGCTACTAGTTTTGTAGTAAATGGTTGTGCCGAGAATAATATAATTGGTGCATCTTTTTTTGCAATTCTCAAATATTCTGACCATAAAACATTTAGGTCCAATGCGATATCCCAAGAACATTGTGTAGTTCCATATGGCAAATCGCAAATAATTGCATCAATGCTTTCATCATCAAATGATTTCATGATATCAAGGCAATCGCCATTGTGTAATTCAATTTTAGACATATACCTATTTAGTATGGTTTTAATTGCATATTTTTTAAATAATCTCGTTTACAATAGTGAAAAATAGTCTATAAGGAATTAGGGATTGTCCCGACTCACATCTAGGAGATTTATGTAAATGGCCATTCGCGCAACGAAGACCTCTACTAAGGCTAAGGCTAAGAATTCTAAGTTTAATGTTAGTAACTTTATCGCAGATGCAATTGCTCGTGGTCCAATGTCTCTTCATGACCATCTGGTTTTGTCTGGTTTTACGCAAGATTTTAGTGCATATCGCTCTGCAAAGACGAAGATTGTTGCAGCTTTTAAGTCTGGCCAATTTTCTAACGTAATCGGGTCCGCTATCTTCCCATCGCCTTCACGGGGCCGCGACCCAATCTGGGCGCTTGGTGCCCCAGTTAAGGCGGATATGCAAGGCATGCCAGCATTCTTGGGATCGCCGCAGATGGCTCTGGTGACCTCTAAGATCGTCCACAGCGGGCTATCGCAGACAGATCAAGCACGGGCAATTGCACACGCTTCTCTGATCGCTCGCAGTTCCAAGAAGGTCCGCACGGCATTTGTTGAAAGCACTGTTTTGTTTGCAGACCAACAAACTGAAACCATGATTGCGATGGCCGCACTTAAGGAAGAAAACGTGGAATTGACAAATCGCGTTGAACAACATGGGGCAGAACTGCGCGAAGTTCGTATGTTTATGAACCGTTTTTCTGCGGATACGACGGTTCCGGCGAAGGCATAAGCCTATCAGGTAAATTAAAAAAGTAGCTCGCAGAAGCGGGCTACTTTTTTCTAATAATAGGAGTTATTATGTCGGAAGATTTTCAAAGAGTTTTTGATCTAGTGAAGCGCGGTCTTGCCGACGATTCAAATGAATCTAAAAATGCAATTTCTATTGCTAAGACCCTTATGGCAAAAAATGATTTTCATAGCGATGATATCGGATTTTATGACAATCGCGAAGGAAGTATGATTCGTCGCACATCAGCGCTTATTAATAAGCGCACCAAAGAAAATGAAGTTTTGCTTCTTCAGATTAATTTTCTAAAAAAAGCCGTTGATGAAAAAACGCTGAGACAAATGGCTAAGATTTCAAATCTGTCATATCGTTGGTTTGAGTTTCAAGATAAAGTAGAGAAGCGTATGGGTGAACTTCCTACCGATTGGGAATCTACTGTTTGTTCTTCTCTTGAAATTTCAAAGACCGTTCTTAATAAGTGGCGGGATGGTTTTGAAGAAATTCCAGAAGATGCTTTTGAAAATATTTCTAAGATTGCAAGGATCAAGAAAGAAATTCCAATCAAAGAAGAAATTGCTATTTCTTCTTCTGGTAAAAATCAAAGCAAAGGTTTCCCTTGGTATTCATATCCAGAAATGGAACTTGAAGTATGCAAAAAGTTTCTTGCAGGAACAAAGTTAACCACTATTGCGGAATATATCACGGCTAAAACTGGTTTAGAAATCACGTCTAATCAAATCAATGCCAAGCTTTACAATAGTCCGCCTCCAAAATCTCTAATCTATTCGGTTCGTTCAGAAGGCCCAACCGATTGGGCGGAGATGTGGTTGATAGGCCATGTTTTGACAAAGGTCGATAATAAAGCTAATACCGGCAATAAAGAAAAAAAGAGAGAAAGAGGATGGCTTAAGCCTATTCAATCGCGCATCAATAATCCTACGGTTGATCATCGTAATTCTATAAAGATTATTTCTAAGGAACAAATTGCTTTGTTACGCAAAGAATACAAAGAAAGCCACGTTGCTCTTAAGAAAAATCTGAAAGATAACTCTTCTTCCATTCCGCCGTGGGCTAGTGAATTTGCCGATCAAATTAAAAATTATGGCAAAGATGGTGTCCAACGCGAGATTATTACCTCAATTAATGCAAAGTTTAAACGTCGAACTGTGGATTTGATTCGGTTTAATCTTGTCTTTGAAACATTGGACAACGGACAACAAGTCCTAGTCCATACTGATTTTAAAGAACTTTGGGAAGAATAGAACGCTGACCTCGTTAATTTTAATTTGAAGAAGATATCAAAATTTTCTTCAAATTAAAATTGAACGGTCAATCCAAACAACGTTGTATTACTATCGACGAAGTTTTCTTTATATATACGATTTTCTATATGAACCGATGAACGAGAGTTTAATTCATAATTAGCAGTGGTAGTATTATAAATGTACTTTTCATCTGCTTTGCCAATAGATTTCTCTATAAGAAATTTATTACCAATGGTAATAGTTGGTGTAACTTTCCAAGAAAACCATATGCTATCAGATACTATAGGAATATTTTTAAATTGATCTCCTCGTATACCCACTGCTAGTTCATTGCTAAGACGCATCTTATCATTTCGAATGAACCTATAACCATGACCAATAACGCTAGTTAATGCTAGCGTATTTTGTTTTGTATTATCATATTCAAGTCTAAATCCAGCTTTTACATAATTTTTAGCGTCAATGTTTCTTCCCAATTTCCCAGAAAGTTCCACATTATACATCGGGGTTTTGCCTAAATCTTGATATAATACTTCGGCTCCAAGGTTTTTCTTCCATTTAGTATCTTCTTTCTCATAATCTATTGATCCAGAAATAACATTACTAGACTTTCCATTATTATTGATCATGGAACCATTGAGAGTTGCTGAAGTTTCTGCAAATGCATGCATAGCAAATAAAGAAAGAATAAAACCTAAAACCGCGATCTTCATAAAATAACTCCCAGAATATGCATATCATTTATTTATGAATTAATCCGTCATTAACTAAATATTAATGACTGGAGAAAAAATGTCTAGAACTGGTGATATGAAAAAGATAATGGAGATGATCAACTTAGATGAAGTTGTGTCCAATCCATTTTTTGCTTTTGCATCATGGGGAATAATTAATGAAGACATTCCATATTCTCAATTATCATCATTGCACAAAGACATACCAGATAACCCAGCATTAGCAAAAAAATGGGCGTATAGGCTTGGATTAAGACCAACGGCAACTCCTGAACAGGTTTTGCGAGTTATAAAAGCCAAAATGGATCAAAAAATATTTCCAGAATTATCTCCGAAACCAGAAAATGAAGATTTGAAATCTCTTTCTTCGGCTAAAGAGGCCATTCGTCAAGAAATGAAAAATGGTATTTCGACGAATAGTCATAAGTTTTCTGTTAGATTGAATTGGGCCATAGAATTAGGATTAGAACCAAACGCGCCATATGATCAAGTTCTATCTGGATTACAGAAGAAAATTGATGAGTTTCTTTTTCCTAAACTAACTGGCGGGAGTCATGTTATTCCTCTTCATCCGTCAATGCGCATGGCAACTGTCATAAAGAAATCTTGACAATACTATTAAATGTTCTATTATCAGTGAAATTAATATGAGACCTTCTTATGCATACTGTGGAGTTGGAAGAATATCTTAGTAGGTGCCCCGATTGGTGGAAAAAAATGATTGATCATATGGCAACAGAATATCCTATGAATAATATGGGATTTTCCGTTGAATCCATAAATACAGAACTTAAAAAATTAGGCAACGTTAAGTTCATTGATGACTGTGCAAAATATCCCAATGGTGCTATAATATTTAAAGATAATGACGCATACGTTATGTGCATGCTGCGTTGGGGTTAATTATAGAATATTGGGTATGATCCAGAAGAAATTATGCGCTTAATGTCTTCTAGATCATCAGACCAAAGGTGTTCACTTTCTGGGGAAACGAAGAAGTCTTTCAGCTTAACGTAGGTTTCAGGGTCCGTTACAATCTTGGCGTCAGAGACACGGAGCGATCCATTTCTGAGTGCTTTTAACTCGTCAAGATAATCAAAATATAATTTTCGCTGCGGGGCGGTCTCTGGGTATAATTTAAGCGATTCTGCCCGATTTCGGGCTATCCTTTTAGCCTCTGCCTTAGCCTTGGCCTTAGCCGCACGAGCCTCGTCAGCGGCGTCCATAGCGGCATAGCGAGCCGTTCTAGCCGCATACTTGTCCACAGCATCGGCCTTGGGGTTCGCGCCATAAGCAGTTCCAGGTTCAACAACTTTTGCTTTCTTTTTTGCAAGAAATGCCGAAATTAATTCATCATCGCCTGCTGCTTCATCTAAGTCATGATCTTGACCCAACATATAATTTTTAACAGTATTAATATAATCGTTAGCAACGGTTAGTTTGTTTTGAACCCATTCTGGAAGATCATCTTCGTCTTCAATCATATCATTTAGTTCTTTAATATTATGGCACATGACTTTCATCTGACCCTTGGCCATTTCGCCTTCTTCGGCATCAACAAAGCTTTCAGTCAAATTAATTAGAGTGCGCATATTAGACATAGTAATCTCCCGTTTTTAATATTTATACAAAAAGTATGATTGACTTGTTTATAAAATATGACACAATAACAATTATCAAAAAAAAGGAATAAAAAAATGCAAATAATTGAATTACAGCGCAAATCTGATATTTGTCTTCAATTGCTTATGTTATTTCCTAAGAAATTTGATAATGTTAATCTTCTTATTGATGTGTCTGGTTCCATACATATTCCATTAGTTATGGCATCTGGAAGGAATATTAGCAATGCGCTTGCAGCTATTGGATTTTCTGGTGTAATTAATATTTTGCAATTTGATACAGAACTCGCACATGAGAAAGTTGATATTAAGCACGAAAACCTTGAACATACTCTTTATAGCATGGCATATAATTGCGGGGGTGGATCACTACTTATTCCAATTCTTGATTTTATAAAAAGTAGACAAAAATGTAATTCATCATATAAAAACTCAATCAATATCATTGTTTCTGATGGATACTTGGCCGATTATGATGAATTTATTTCCAATGACATAATGATACAGTTGGTGGAGACGCCGTATTATACGCCAGCAAACGTATAGGACATTCCACTCTTAAATAATGACTTTAAATTATAAATATATATGATTTAGTTAATTTCCTATTGACTTTTATTGAAATTAAACTATCATTATAATGCCAAGAAGTGGCCGCTCGTTGGAGGTCAGAAAAATGAATGATTTTAACACATACAAGGCATGGGTGAACGTTAACACTAAGATGTTTGAAAACGTTTCATCGGCAAAGATGCACTATGATTATGCAAAAGAACATCCAGAAAAGTTTGGATTGGTTAACTTGGGACTTATCATCAAAGATGGTGAATTAATTGAAGTTACCGAAAAGATTGACGAAAAAAAAATATTAGATGATGCTGGATGGGTTGCCATATCAACAAAAAAGATTGATGGAAAATTAGAAGCACAAGTATCTGCGTTGACTATTAAAAATGTCTTAACAGCTACGCGGCTATTATACAAAAAACGTCAAAAATATGGTGCTTGGGATTTTCTGAAAGTCAATTCAGATGCCGGAAACTTTGTGTTTAAAGGCAAAGCTAAGATTGAAGAATATATTCTAGGTAAATGATTTCAATATACGTTTTAAATGGCTATTAAAGCTACACAGAGCCTCTCTGGTGGCTTCTACCAAAAATTATATACCAACACCTCTGTTACGAACAATGGCGTCAGAACGGGACGACAAGCTCTCCGTCCGTTATTAGAAGTTTCTTCTCAATAAGGATGATTTCATCCAATCGATTTGATTCATCCATATTTCCAATCCATTCAGCATCGCGGGATTGTTTTTCCAGATCACGAATAATCGTATTTCGATTAGACCACGTTTTGAAATCATGCTTCATCAGTAATTCCCTCAAAATATTATCCCCAACGCAACTTGAATAGAATCAAATCTTCTTCGTTCTCAAATGAGAATACACCTTCTCCAATATAAATCCAATTTGAGCCTCGTTCGCCAAATTGTTGTTTACACCAGACGATGCAAGGTTTCCAGCCACTATATGGCTTATCTAGCTCTTCTGGACAAAAAATACTAATGGTATGCCAATCGTTCATCATATTCTGTGCCTAATAGGTTTATTCGGTGAATAGTCTGGTCGGACACCACCCCAAAATAACTTGAAGTATAGTGCATCATTTTGATCACAAAATCTATATTCTCGCACGTTGCTATGCCATGTACCAACGAGGTTATCTACTATCCAATCATCGATATCATCATAGTCATAGCAATAACTTTTTGCAACGGTATCATATACATATCGATCTTCTTTAGGAATAGTAACGATATATGGTAGATTTAGTTCAAGATAATTTAACCATTCCGAATCATCAATATAGCTCACTACTCCATCTATGGATAGTTCTATTTGCGTAACTTCTCTGGTAATTGAATTAATCATGAATTAATTATATAATAACTGTATGACCAAAACAATTTAAAATCACCACAATTTTAATATAGACGTGACAAGCATATTAACCAAACCAAGAGTTATCAATAAAAAGGTGTGCATTTTTATTGGATGATTTCGCTCACTTAAGTTTGCAACAGCACTTGTGATACAAAATACTGTAGAAAATACAAGACCAATCTTACCACCACCAAACATGGAAACGGCAATAATTGATGTTATCAAAAAATATGGAAGCAAAACGGCTGTCTGCAAATTATATTGCCCGCTACGTTTTTGCTGATCAATTTCATATTCTTGTTGTGCTATTTCGTTTTGATGAATTCTAGTCTTAATATTTTCGCTATTTGCGGCGATGTATGCCCATACCCCTGCATCAAACTTGTCCATAATCCTTTTATCAGAGAACACATTATTCCTCCGAAAAGCAACTTGGCCATTCTCGTTGATATGAAAACTAACATTTGGATTGCTGGCATCAAATCTAAAAGTAAAACCATTGCTGACGTGTGGGATATTAAAACCATTATGGAGTTTAGGATTACTACCAGCATTATATGCACTATCTAGCATATATTGAAAAGTTGCTCCTGAGAAACTATACTCACGCATTTTTTCAAAAAAGCCATTACAAACCAAATCATTCAGGGGAGATTCAGCGTAGCTACCATATGGCGAACATGACCATGATAGGCTTCCATCTTCTTTGAGTTGGAAATAATAATTGGCTGCGCCAGTATCCATATTATAACCATATCGATGGCAATGTGGAATTTGCGAAGTCCGCCAATTATCATGTGCTACTTTTTCGTTTCGAATGCAAGCAGGGCAATACGCATTATAATCGATTGTATAGTCACCACATGTTCTACAATTTAGCATTACGCCCTCCATAAATCGTCAATCAGATAATAACAAATTATCTTTAATTGTCAACTTTATGGATTAAACGGTCAACCAAATCGCAATAAAAATGCTATTCGATCAATATCTTTGGTAAAATGAATAATATCATAACTTGACCGCCAATAGGTCAAATTATTTTGTTCACACCACGTCAAAGATTCTTGAATGAAGTCTTCAAACCCATCGCCTATCTTAAGAAATACACTTTTTGTTTTCAAATTTCCATGAGGAATCCATCTCATATCATCCGTCATATTCTTATCCGAATGCTAGTTTGAACAAAAGAGCCGAATCCGGATTGATAAAATAAACGACAATATTTACATCAAGCATGTGGTATTTTAACGCCTTTTTCATGTCTTTAGCATTCTTCCAACCAAGGCTGGTTTGCTTGAAGATGGACGACTCGAAGAATGCACGCGACTCCTCTTCCAAATCTATAGAAACGTAAAAACCACCAGATACATTTTCTTTGCACCATTTCTTAAGTTCGTCGTATTTGCTGCATAAATCTGAAAAGGTTATGTTATCAAGATTCAATTCTACTTTGTTCTCGTTAGAACCTCGACAAGCGTTGCTATACAGATATCCCATATCAATTATCCTAAAAAAGACAATCCCAAGAAAAATCAATACATCAATTTAACTAATCACGCAAGGAAATATTTTACTACTATGTTCTTCCAACTTTGACTTGGCGTATTATTGTATCCATGTGCGTCTTGATCCATTCGTAATATTGTTCAGGCGTATATTTTTTACCATTTTTATCAATAGTATTAAATAATACTTTGGTTACATGATTAGCTAATAATTCCCCGTATGATCCGCCATCATCTCCCTCTACATCAACGCCATGATCGTGCGTTCGTGCTTCGGTCTTTATATTTGCTTTAGTCAGCCATTCATTTACTGCTTGTTTTACATCATCAATTAAAGTATGGTCATAGTAATATACCTTGAGGCTATCATTGTGCTTCATAAAGTTATCAAGATGTCTATGGGTCTTGTAAGCGATAGGAGATTGCTTTTCATCACTTAATTTCTTCATGATTTGCCATAGTAAATTTTGCCCATTGAGGAAGTTTTGTACGTTGGCCTTATCTTGAGCGACCGCTATGTAATAGTTATAAGTCCGCCCGTCCGACTTTGATTTTTTCTCTAAATTAGAGTTTATTGATATTTGTGACCACGGGCCACCGTTATCATGATGGAATGGCGATGCGGTGAAATAGTCTCTCCACGATTTTCTTGCCTCATCTGAAAATCCAGCGTTTTCGCTTGTTCCGCCTGATAGATTAGAATTAGTAATGATGGAATAAAATGGCGAATATACTCCTTTTGAGCCAGTATAACTAGGATCACTTAATTTATTTGTTATAAGTTCTATAATATTTTTTTTCTGTTCGTCCCAATCAAAGACTTGCGCTTCTTTAAGGATATTAATATATTTTCTCATATTTTCAGATGAACTCATTGGGTGCCTTTATTGTTTGTATCTTGGTTGTTTTTACTAACCACATATCTACCGTCAACTTCTTTCATAGAATATTCTGGCATAGAACCTAATTTTTTCCACAATGATTGTGCGGCAACAGTTTGGCGTGTATCGGAAATAAGGGTGTAATTCTCTAGAAGATATTGATAGAACTTTAATCCGATACCAGATTTTCTGTAAGGCTTCGTTAAAAATATAATAGAAACCATAAAAGTATTTTTGTCTTGATTTCTTCTATCGACCATTGAGAATCCAATAGGATCACCATTATCTACAAAGAAATATATATATGAATAACCGTATGTTCCGCGTAGCAGCGATAACCCATCAATGGTATCGACTTGTTCTAGTTTGTTTTGCAAACGCTTAAAATATCTTAACATAGTATCAAACAATTCATCATCATCGCGTTGATCATGCTGAATTGTTTTAACTTCAGAAACTATCTCGGAATAGCGCATTAAAATTAATCGTATCCGCGTTCAGACTTATCTGCGCAATGATCACACTGATATCCTAATTCAACATCGGCTGGTGTTAACTTATTTGGAGCATCGCATGTTGGGCAAGGCTGGTCACGAGGATTGTCGTGTGATGCTGCGCGAAGAGCACTGCCAGATTGCATAAAATCTATGCCATCTTCATCTTCATAGTCATAATAATCTTCTTGTTCATCTTCGTCTTCATCATCGCCATAAACATGTCTTTGATATAATGCGCCTAGATCGCGACCATATTCATCTTCAGACAATGTTCCTTCGGGTATGCAGTTAGGGACCATCTTGTTACCCTTCTTTTTCATACCAGCTTGTTTGTAACCATCCCAGCACTTTTCATCAAGTTGTTCTTCATCCATTACAGATTCACTCTTGTTACCCCAGTTTTTTGCACCCTTTTTGCGGCACTGAACCAATGCGCCACTAGCGTAGGCACTCCATTTGTTATATCGTGACTTTACTTTACGGTAGCAAGCATCTTTCTTTTCATTGATCATTGATTCATGATACATTGGTCCGCCACACTCTGGACATTTTTCTTCTGTCATATCTTGCTCTTTTATATTAAATATTTTCTTTGCTTTGTCGTTGAGATTATTAGGTCTAATAAGTTTAGCAGGTATTGTTTTTGCTTGGGACTGTATTGCTTTATGTATTCTGTGGTTGCCATCGAGTATCCAGTCTATTTGACCTTGCTCATCTACCATAATTAAAATAGGAAATTGATTAGACACTGTTACTTGATTAACTCTTTCTATTTCTTCTGGGTTGCCTTCCCAATGAAGTAGTTTGCTCTTTAGATTATCGTTTATTGGTAAATTTATTTGTTTAATATGCTTGGTTAATTCTAAAATATCTTGTAGTGTGATTGTATCTGTGTCATTAGACCAACTTGTTTCGGCACCGCCTTCCGTCACACCTCCATTCTTTACACAGTTAGGATATTTCTTACCAAACATGGTTTTCATACCGTCTTTGTGATATCCTTCCCAGCATGCCTCTTCTAAATTATGAGTATGATCGCCGTGCGTTTGGCACATACCACAATCTTCACATACCATCTCCATCTCTATGCTTTCATTGTGTTTCTTCTTACCAGCACAGTGAGCCTTTTGGCTAAAGCCTTTTGGATGTGAGCAATTAATGCTTTTCTTATATTTCGCACTCCACTTTTCGTCGAGTGTTGTATCGTCTTTTTCAAAACCTTTGTTAGGAATCCATCCGGCAATAGGTTTGCATTTGCATTTACCTATGGCACAACTACAATTAGTCATACCACATTGCATGCAGCGTTCTTCTTTGCCTTCCTCCATACCTTCATTTGATTTTTTCTTCTTGGTATTGACGTTAATAGCCTTGCCAGTACCATTTGCATTAGGGTCTTTTCTGCGCTTCCGTGCGGCTGCGCTTGCTCTAGCTTTTTTTCCTATGCTATGTGCTTTGCTTTGTGGCAAACATTTTGGTTTACCTTCACTGCCCTTCTCTCTGGCGCAATCTCCACGGATTTTACCATCTGGCCCAAATCTTACCCATTTTTCTTTAAACCACTTATGTAAATCTTCAGTAATATCTTCTCCGGTTAATGCTTGTAATAATGCACGAGCAACTACGCGGTCTTTTTCTTTTTCATCTTCTGGTAATTGAGCATAATTAATGTTCATCAATTTACCACGTTGTTCTAATTTTGATTCTAATTTTCCGGAAGCCTTTAACTGTTCGGTATCATCAAATTGGTTTGGATTTTTTACAAACTCACGAGCAGTAACATTCCAACCTTTGTGTATGGCATCGCTAATCTGTTCAATATCGGTTACACCCTGATCAATCATTTTCTTAGCGTATTCTGCTGACTTTAAGTTAGCCTGCCATCCAAAAGTATTTCCAGGATTACTGCGGCCATAGTGATATGCATCATTCAATGCCTCACTGCTGATGGTTGCTAATTGTTCGATGCTCAATGGTGCAGAATCTTCGGTTACAGGAACTCCAGTTACACCATCATGAAACTTATCATATTCTTTGCTATCTTTTCCGTATCCATGACGCCACGCCATGCTACGAAGTTCTTCCAAAGTCTTACCAGCAAATCTTTGCTTATTTTCTTCATCGGTAGCGTATCTGATTTTTTCTTTAGATTTGATTACCGAAGATGGCATTCCAGCTTCAGAAATATTGCTCCAAGAAGAAAATGCCTTGAATGGACTGGATTCATTATCGCTATATGATTCTGAAATGATCTTGGCATTGTTAGCGAGATCAATCAATTTGCGCATATCTTCTGATTTTGACATGGGTTGCTCCGATATTATAAGATATTTATCTATACAACCGTCTATTGACTATATGAGATAAAATTATAAAATACCGTGTCGGAAAGGATATCCAATGACCTCGTATCTTACAGATAAAGATTATGAAATGTATTATACGCACGATGTGCATTGTAATGCCGGTCGTTCCAAACCAAAGTGGACTGCGGGAACTGGATGTTCATGCTATAAAGATAATCCTGAACCTTTGAAACGTAGCAATCGCAATGTGAGCCTTATTATTGGTTCTATTACTATGGCAATTATGCTATTGTCCGGTGTTGCATTCTGGGTTTTCCTTTTCTTTAATTTGATCAAAAACGTAGGATAGTATCATGCTGTTTTCATTCCCAGAAAAGCTATATGTTGGCTTTCAAGAAGTAGGTTTGAATACGTCAAATCCACCATTGTCTTTTATTACACCATATGGAACCGATAAAGCGTTTGAGAAGCGCAAAGAAACGGTTTGGAATTGGTGTAATGATGTTTGGGGGAGAACAAATCAACATCCAAAAATTCCAAAAATTGATCCAGTCGTGCTCGATAACGTAGAACTGTCTGGGTATACCTTAGATACAGTGGTGGAACGTTATACTACGAGCAATAAGGTATTTCGTATTACTGATCCTCGTGGGTTTCAGTTTGAAATCTATGCCGACAATCTGGCGGATATTCTTCTGAATGGTGAAATAAGCCATGGTAAGTTGATTGGTAATTATATCTTTGCGCGTAGTGGTGCTAATAATTTTCTAATGCGTGAAGACCATCCTGCTAATATTGAACGGACTACTCCATCGTTTGATCGACCACTACAGGTTGGAGACGTGGTTTCTATGTCTGGAGCAAGTAAGGCTAAAATGCTTTTTTGCGGCATGTTCTATAAGATAGAGTGCATCGTCCATAAGGATATCTATTATACAAAAACTAAAACTATCATGCGGGCGACCAAATCAAAGAAGCCTGTGATGGTTTTCTATAATATGATCTATGGTAGGTATCTACATGCCATACATACTGTTGAGAATACGAAAAAATATAGCATTATTTCCGAAGGTCATCCAATTCCATCAGAGGACATTGTTCCTATTGGGAAGATGCTGGTTTTTAATTACGCTGGTTTAATTCTTCTAGAAACCAAAAGTGAATCAGATAATTTCAATCCAACTATTGCCGAATATGCCGATTTATTTGGTATGAAAATTGATTCCATTATGGACTGATGGCATATAAAAACGATCTTATCCCCATCTCAACTTAAACAAAATGGCATCATTTTCATTTTGAAAGAAATAAATCTGCCATCGACCAAAACTTCTTGCCCAAATACCCTGCAAGTTGTCTCTAACCCATTGATATTGAATATCTATATCAGTTTTTAATGAAGTATATAACTCAACTCGATGAGGGAGATATTCATTGATATCCCCTTCATCAAAATCATTAATCCATAATTCCAAATCAAATCGTCTATCATCGACTATGAACTTGGTCGGAACTTCAACCATTACGTCCATCGCATTTTAAACATTAGAAAATCATTTTCATTAGTAAAATAAACCTGAATTAATCTACTAGGAGGATTAAACGTTACTGTTCCCGATATCGATCTATTGATATTAATATTGATATTATTATCATATATACTATACTTAAAAGAATATTCCCCAGTTATATACAAATCAAACCATTCCTTACCCTCATCGGTAAGAATGGGAATAGAACCTTTATCAAATTGAAATGCAGTCGATGTATCCGTGGAAAATAGAACCTCCCATACTAATGGAATAGATTCTGGTATTTCATATTCATCATAATTAATCATCAACCAAACCTTAATTTAAAAAATAATGCATCATCTTCATGAACAAATAAAAATGGAATACGTGCGTCAATCCCATACGAAAAAATTATTCTTTTATAGTAAAAACCGCCTTTGCAGTTTTCTTTAGCCCATTTTTTCATATCGTAATAACTAGCTCGTTCGATACCATTATTATGCAATATCCCTTCGGCGCGGAAACGCAACTTTTTGTTTCGGAGTTCAGATGATCGAGAAAGCATATAGCCCATAGTCAAGCCTTTATGTATTTTGAAAATATATTACCAATAAAATCATCACTTGACAATAAAGATTATACCATACATATTAATATCATGGCTTATAAAAGAACATCGCGTACTCAAAACGGTCGCAGAACAACTGTTACGAAAAATATAAGTAATGGTCGTGCAAAAACTACTATGTCTAGTAGTAAAAAAATGGGTAATACTAGACAAACAACGACACAAACCAGTGATGGTAAAATAAAATATACAACAACTACAAATAATGGCGGTTGGATTACAAAGAAAACCATATCGCCATATAAAGCGCCCGCTAAGCCTAAGAAGCACAAACCCGTTAAGCAACCAAAAGCTTATAAGGCTCCAAAAAATAAATCATATGGAGTTAAGACTTCAAGACGTAGGAGAACCTATAAGTCTAAGCCAATGACATATAATCAGATGATTATGATGGCAATCATCATAGGAATATTATTCTTATTGTCTTTGATGACAAAACACTAAATAATTATATCACGACCACCATTTTGCATAGTAAGGACGTAGAAGTTTCCACGCATCTTCCTTCAAAATACCAGTACTCGTAAGCCACCAGCGAAGCTCCGCAGGCGGGCGTTGAACTATTCCTTCATCATTGTTCAAATCCCACGATACAGGGTCTCCAGCAGCGTCCATGAGGTCATTAGTCCAAGGATATGGGTTATGTGCAAGTTCGATCAACATATCACTGCATGGATCATCAAGCAGCTTTCCCGTCTCAAGGTCATACCTAGATTCAGTATAGTCCAAGGAGTTGTCATAGCGATAAAAATCATCGCGATATCTACCGTTAGGCAAGAACAAATGAATCTTCGTATCCCCGTCATAATCCGATACATGGATATGCAAACTTTCCGCAGTTTCGAAAACCTCATGATATCCTTTTTTCAAAAGATTTGGTTCATAAATGAAGCCACGCCAGTTTTCTAAAATATTTTGAACTGTGCGATCAGGAACGACCAACTCAGTAATTGACGAAAGCTTTTCATAAAGACTGTCATCTAAACCATCTTCGCCAATTTCAAAAGCAACATTTCTTTCAAACAATTCTGCGGGAATGCCCCAACCAATTGCTTTATTGATACGAATGCTCATTTCATACTACTTTCTCATTGTATGCGCAGAGTGATGCTAGCTTAACTGCCGCAGATGGTGCAATAAAAAGAACTCCATTCCCAGATGCCAACTGAACCGCGTCGGATGGATTTTTAATATACTCAATTGAACTTCCATCTTGACTAACCGCAGCTAATTGAACAGCTTCACTTGGGGTAATTCCTTTGGATATTATATATTCAATTACCAAACCATGTTGGTTAACCGCAGCTAATTGAACTGCTTCTGATGGGTTTTTGATAAACTGAATTACCCGCCCATTTTGAGTAACCGCAGCTAATTTAACTGCTTCAGATGGATTCGTAATCCGCCAGCCAATTGCCCATGCATCTTGACTAACCGCAGCTATTTTAACTGCTTCTGATGGGCTTTCAATATGTTCAATTGCCCAACCATTTTTGGTGACAGCGGCTAACTGAACAGCCTCAGATGGGTTTTTGATAAACTGAATTGCCCGCCCATCTTGTTGAACAGCCACCAATTGAACCGCTTCTGATGGATTTATAATATATGCAATTGCCGCTCCAACAGTAGTAACAGCAGCCAATTGAACCGCTTCGGATGGATTTCCGATATGCTCGATTACATATGAACTTTTTGTAATAGCAGCTATTTGAACATCTTCGGATGGGTTCTTGATATTCGAAAATAGTCGTTTAATAGTACTAAAATTCGCAGTAGATACAATATGCAATTGAGTTTCTTCGCTTAATATATTAATTATATCCAAAGCAAAATTACGAATCAACCATTCACCGTCAATTGGCTCACTGCTATACATGACGGATAACACTTTCACTTTATCGCTAGGATTATTGAGGTAATAAATTGCCAAATTGTTTTGAATAACCGCCGCTATTTGAACTGCTTCTGATGGGCTTTCAATATATTGGATGGATAGCCCGTGCTGGGTGACCGCAGCCATTTGCACAGCTTCGGATGGATTCTCGATATACCCTATCTTAAATCCATTTTCTTGAACAGATAACAGTTGTTCTTCTTCGGTCATTGCGTTCTCCATAATCCTATTGAGAATAACACAATTATAAAATTAATCAATCATACTTTTCTTTAGAACAAGCCGATTAACACCTTCCAATAATTTTTCGGGAGATGAGTAATATTGCTGATTAGAATAACTTTTTTTATAAGAATAACTGTTTTTTTTATAAAGCCGCCGATCTTTAACAAATCTAACGTGACCGTACAAAAGAACATATGGTTTAATATATTTTGGATTTTTAATCAATACATAATTGTCATCAATATCCCATCCCCACCGTTCATTGAATTGATCAGAGCGGTCTTCAATTATTGCATCAAAATCATATATCTTGAGAATAACTCTTGCATTCTCTAAAATATCTTCAGTCATTTATCATAAACCTTGCATAATTCAGCAAGTATCTTAACTTGTTCTGATGGATTTCTGATGTATTGAATTGCCCATGCATCGTTCATAACCGCAGCTATTTGAACAGCTTCAGATGGATTCTTAATATACTGAATTGCCCAGCCATTTTGTGATACAGACACCATTTGCAATTCTTCTGATGGATTTTCAATATATTTTATTGCTCCTCCTACAGAAAGAACCGCAATATTTTTCATTTCTTCGGATGGATTCTTTATATGGCGAATAGCAATACCATTTTGTTTAACTGCCGCAAGCTTTAAATCTTCTGATGGGTTATAGACATATGCTATAGCGCTTCCATCACGTTGAATAGCAGTCCATTGCACCTCTAAAGATGGGTTCTTTATATAAGCTAGTGCATATCCACTATTTTTAACAAGATCGAGTTTTTGTTCTTCAGTCACCAAGAGATTCCTTAACCGAATGCCATCTTGAAATGAATAGACGCAAGCTCATTCTCAAAATAAAAAGAGATTGAGGTTGTATCAGAATAAAATCCAGTAAAATTATAATCCCATGACCCAAGACTATTCGTATCAAGCCACACTAAATGGTTTTCTAAACTATTATACAACTTATTCTGAATTAAAATGTCAACCGTATGATCATAGTTCGAATAGCGTACAGGAGGTTTTGAAAACAACTTCTCCAAATATTTGAGGTTATTTGCCAGTTCCATATTAGCTAAAAGATCAAACGCGCTTATCTCTGCCATGATTATCTCCAATTATCAATGATGCAACACAAATTTAGAATCATCATCAGAAAACGCTGGATTTAGTTTAATATTAAACATCATGCAATGTACCGCAATGATATGATCGTCACAAAATAAATCATCAACCGAACTTATGGCTCCAGATTTTACCGCCTCAATAAGACCATCGCTTAAATAATATATTGCGGCCTGTTCATATCTCAACCATCCATTAGCTAAAAGAAATCTAGTAACACGATCTAATGTAGTTCCTACTGGTACAAGATTTTTCTTCTGTTTCCAAGTCAGATTAGTAAAACTCAAACAATGAAAACTAACCACTTGCGAAATATCGCGAGTATCCATTCGTGTATAATTAGGAAGGGTTTCATCTTTGTTCAGAAATGCAAACATGATAACCTTGGCAATAGATCGATTGGATAATTTCATAACCATCTCATCTTGAATAAGACAGCATCGTTTTCATTCTCAAAACTTATTAATGAACGAGGTTTAATAGTTTTATTAGTCGTAAAATATTTTACTTTAATTCCTGACTTTCTTTTCATATTCATATCCATCCATTCTTCAATTTCCTGATTTAAACAAACCCAATGGGATAAATTGACAAATGGTTGGCATCCATAGAGAACTTTATCGCTACTAATGCGAGATACTAATAAATGAGTGATATTTTTAAATATGACAGCCATGACCTATATCATATAGGAATCTCAGCCAAAAACCAACTTAAAATAAACCAAATCAGCTTCTGACTTAAATTCAACAAAATTATATTTATAGTTGCGATTATCTATATAAACTTTTCCATTATATTCGGCCAGCTTCTTATTAAGTTTATCGTCCGAATCATTAAAACATGCGAGGCTTTTGGCGAAATTGATCCAAGTATGGTAATCATTAACGCCTATGTCTAATATATGGTTCATTGTTGTATGAGTTCATTTTTCGTTAAACTAGTCATGAATTATCTCATCAATGATATATTCACTAAACTTCAATTTAAATGCTATGGCGTCTGCGTCATTATCAAAACTCTTGCTACCAAAACAAAATAAGGGATAATACTTATTATTTTTTGGAACAGTAATGTCAAAATCGCCAATAATAGAAGCCATGGCATTGTAAAACACAACAGAAGTTCGTTTTGATTTTACATTAGGATTGAGATCAATAGCAAATCGTTGATTAAAAATATCACTCGCCCGTTCACTAGAAGTTCCAATAACGAATGTAATCATCAAAACCATCGCAATTTAAATAATGCAGCATCGCTCTTATCTTCAAATCTTATATAGCCATACGGAGATTTTCTAGCATGCCAAGCACCTCGCAAATTATCAATAATCCACGGTAGCAATTCTTCATCAGGAAAGTTTAAATACATGGCATCATCAACGCCAAAACTATATGGCAAGTTCTTTTTCAACCAATCGTTTTGGTAAATTTGAATATTCTTATAAACAAGATCGGGCATACATTTTTTGTCATAAACGCGATATATTGCACGAGAGGCAACATCCCCACCGATATAAGACGGTAAGTTATCAAAAATATTCATGGCAAATCGTTCTGCATAATTTACTCGAAAAATAACTTCATGCGAAACAATGTTTCTTCATCGGCTTTTAACACTTTCAAGGCAAGACGAGAGCGTTCATCCTCTAAATCCTTAATGGCATTAGTAAAAAAAGAAATGTCTTCATTAATATCAGCCAAAGATTTATTTTTAGTGAAAGTAGTTCTATGAATGCTAAAATCTGAACCATCTTGCATAAACTCGATGTCCCATTCATTATCTCCACCAATGTTTATTACGCAAAAATGTTCATTAACAAATAAGCTTTTATTGGAATCATTGCCCCACAAGCTATACTTATAATTACCTATTTTGGTGATATGAGACATTTTAAAACTCTTTCATGTTAGCGTGTGTGGAAAGTTTCATAATTTATTCCCCTAAGAACAACTTCAAGCGCATCAAAGTATCATCGTCGCAGTCCATGATTTTAATAGCCAATCGGTTTCTTTCATCCAATGGATTCCGCAAGGCATTAACAACCAATTCAGTTTCTTTAGCACCATTGGGTCCATCTTCGGTTTTGAAGATTGTTATAGTATCATCGGCTCCTACGGAGACCCTCCATTCTTTAGTATATAAACTAATTTGTTTATCATCTTGAATATACAATTTAGCAAAAGATGGGTGAATTAGATGCTCCTCGCCGGAACGGATCGTCTGCCCCCAAATATCATAACTAGAATAATGCCCATTATAACCCACGAACTTAAGACGCCCGTCGTCATTGCGATCATTCATATTTAAAAATCCCAATTGGTAATAATTTATGACCTGCGCGAACGGTCACGATGCCTGTCTAGCATGGCGTTAACCGTTTGTTGTACCCTGTCACTTGCTTTTTTATTCTCGGCTATAAAATCTTTCATCCGTTGTTGGTCATCTGCTCTATTCTGCTTACCTTTTAGATTAAGGTATACGAGATTGTAAATAGCGAATGGTAGTGCGACAAACCAAAGAAAAAACAGAGTGAATAACAGTGTTGGTTCATACCAAGTTGCCAATGAAAACAGCCATATCGCTGTACCGAGGTATGGAATAATGGTGTACAATGCTGCTTTAAGTTTAATGTTCATTATGGTTCGTTATCGGGAAAGGGTGGATAAAAATATGCTGGAACGTTCTTCTTTACATTCATACCCTTTTCTAGATAGTTTTTTAAATATGATCTTGCTGCATGATAGGAGTCAAACTGTCTATTCTCTAACCGCCTCATGTTCGCCACACCCGTCATGGTACTAAAAGCATCACCCCAATACAAAAGTACTTTCTTTTGAACTTCGTAAAGTTTTGGGCCTAACTTTTTGATTCTATATTGAGTCATTCTGGTTCTCCTTGTCATCTCTAAAGCGTACAAAGCGTGGGAAACGCAACGAATATGTACCATCTTGGTTCTGCGTGATCACATCGCATAAAATTTCAGCAGTCTGTCCAACGATGAAGTTACGATTTTCCTCTGCCCTCGCCGCCATATCGTAATTAAATAATATCATAATCTGGTTAAAAAATCAAGCGTATAAATAGTATACAATCAAAACGAGAATAATAAATGCGAGCGCACGAAATCTTCGAACATCAAATGGACAATGAAAACGGTTGGGGCGCAGTGGCTGATAATCGCAATGTTGACTACAAGGGTCTTCGCGTCAGAATGAAACCATATACTTTCCTTAAGTTGGCCGCACCATTAGGCGAACAGATTAGTGTCAAGAGCATGATACAACATGTACAAGAAGGTGGACATCTAGCAGCACCATTCTTACTCGTTACTATCCCAGATGAATGGGAAGAAGGTGATTTGTCTCGTCCAGCAAGAATTACAGGGCATGAAGGCAGGAATCGTATGGTAGCTCTTCAGCAACTTGAAGGCACCCAACACCAAGAAGTTCATATCTTCCCTACCGGAGGACTTCGCAATCATCACCTAACTCCTGATTGGGTTGCGAGATTGAATGAATATTTATTCCCTGAAAGAGAAGATGACCCTATTAAAGGGCCTTTCTGGAGCATGTATGTAACTAATCAGTCATGATCCTTGCATAATTCGGCAAGTACCTTGACTCGGTAAGTAGGATTATCAATATATTTAATGGCCCAACCATTTTCAGTAACCGCAGCTAATTGAACTGCTTCAGACGGGTTATTAATATATTTAACGAACCAGCCATTATTAGTAACAGCAGCCAACTGGACCTCTTCACTCGGATTTTTAATCCATTCAATAACTGCCCCATTTTGTTTGGCCGCAGTTAATTGAACTTCTTCACTTGGATTCTCAATATTTTCGATTGTCAAACCAGAGAATTGTAGAACCGCTATCATTTGTAATTCTTCGGATGGATTCTTAAGCCATTTAATAGCATATCCATTTTGTTGAACTGAAGCCAATTGAACGGCTTCTGATGGATTCTTAATATATCGAATTGCCCATCCACGTTGTTTAACCGCAGCTAGTTGTACTTCTTCTGATGGATTTTCAATATATTGAATTTCCCATCCATTTTTCTTTACACGTTCAAGGTTTTCTTCTTCAGTCATTACCAAATATCCATTGCTTAAACACAATCAGCCCCAATTTAGCTTAAAATGAATAGCAGTATTATTATCTTCAAAATTGAAAGAAATTGTAAAATTTGAGAAATTAAAACCGCAGCCCCAATTCCCACCATTATCGCGCAGCCACCAATTGATATTTTCTACAACCGCATTCGATTCTTTGATGTTAATTTCCACAACATTATCATACAAATCAGATTCTCTATCTTTTGAGAGAATATTTAACCATCGATCCTGATTCTTAAGAAAATCAAGCCGAGAAAGCAACATTGTAAAATATTTTATTTCAGCTTCAGTCTGTGCCTCGACCGGATTTGATTCAAAATCTTCCATCAAAGCCACCTCAAGGTAAACAAAAACAAATCATCTTCAGAACCAAACTCTACATCAATCTCATAATGATAATCATACGGCTGTAAACTATAAAAATGCCTGCCACAACGAATACGTGTTGATTTTAAAAGATTTTCTAAACACCATTCGTCAACTTCAGTAGTAAATATAGCATTGTGTGCAGGACGGTCGAGATTATCGTCCCAGTCAACACCAATTACAACAAGACGTTCCGTCTGCTGATCATCAAGAGTAATGATTTCGATATCTTCATCCATATTGCCTGCTATTTCTCCATGTATAAATCTTTTTCAGTATAGCAAAACTATCAAAAAATGCAACATCAACCATAACCCATTTTATTATTGACACGATTATATCGTGTCCGATATTGTGAAACATATTTAAAATTATCTGGAGATAGTTATGTCATCATTGGACGATTGGTTGGGTGATCTTGATGATAATCAGGATGATACATCATCAACCGAAGAATGGGTAGAAATGCCTGAGTTTGTTCAGGAAAATAAACCACCATTCGCTAAGATTATTTTTCGTTTCGACAATCAAGAAGATTTAGATGCTTTTTCTAAATTGATTGGCCAAAAATTAACACCAAAAACTAAGAGTGCTTGGTATCCAGAATTAGAGCGAGGAAAGAATGCAGCAAAACGCTGGATACAAGAATAAACAGGAAAACCGCTATCCAGTGTATATCGTATCAAAAGGTCGATATACCAATATGACAACCAATAGAGCGCTTACTAGGCTCGGCGTTCCATTCAGGGTTATCGTAGAAGAACAAGAGTTTGACGAATACGCTAAGGTCGTCGGAGCAGATAGACTTCTGATACTTCCTAAGAAGTATAAAGAAGAATATGAACTACTAGACGATCATGGTTTTACCAAAAGTACAGGTCCTGGTCCTGCGCGAAACTTTGCATGGGATCATTCTATTGCAGAAGGACATAAGTGGCATTGGGTATTAGATGATAATATCGATGATTTCCACCGTCTGAATAGAAACATTAAATGCCCTATGCGGACAAATGTTAACTTCGTGGCAACAGAAGATTTTGTAGATAGATATGAAAACCTAGCAATCGCCGGATTCAACTATTACTCTTTTTGTAAATCTGATTCTAGAGCTAGACCATATTGCCTTAATACAAGAATCTATTCATGCCTTCTGATTCGTAATGATATACCTTTCAAATGGCGCGGACGATATAACGAAGATACCATATTGTGCTTAGATGTATTGACCGCCGGATGGGCAACCATTCAATTGAATGCTTTCCTACAAGGAAAGGTTACTACTCAGCGCATGGCTGGTGGAAACAATAAGGATTTTTATGAAGTCGAAGGTACACTAGCCAAATCCAAAATGCTAGAAGATGCATATCCTAATGTGGCTTCGGTTGTATGGAAGTTTAATCGTTGGCACCATTATGTCGATTATAGCCCGTTTAAGAATAATCCATTGAAGAGAAAAGCCAGTTTCGTTGTTAACAATGAAATCAATGAATACGGACTAAAACTCATTGATGGCGATAAAAATGATAAAAGAGATAATGTAATAATCAAATAAAAAATAGAGGGTGAAATATGGAAAACGGTTTCATCCTCGAAAACTTTTTATTGAATAGGTAGCTTAGATAGTTCAGCAAGTATCCTTAAATTATCCGATGGATTCTTGATACATGTAATAACCCATCCGCTTTTTGTAACAGCAGCTAATTTAATTTCTTCGGATGGGTTTTTAATAAATTGAATAGAAAATGGATGTTCAGTAACTGAAGCTAATTGAACAGCCTCAGATGGATTCTCGATATATCGGATTTTCATCCAATCTTCCTTAACATAGGTAATTTGTTCTTCTTCAGTCATCGCCATCGTCGCCCTCATCCTCATCACGATAATCATAACACATGGCATGAAAAATTAGAACAACATCGGATGGATTTACAATATAATTAATTGCATTACAGTCCTGTTGAATTGCGGCTAGTTGAACTTTCTCACTTGGGTCATTGAGGTATTTTATCGACCGACCAGCAGATGAAACGGCGGCAAGTTTAACATCTTCCGATGGGTTCTTAAGATCATAGATCACCCAGCCACTTTGAGTAACCGCAGCCAACTGAACTTCTTCAGATGGATTATTGATATATTTGATTACTTTAGGTTGTTTTTTAATAGCAATCAACTGCAACTTTTTGCTAGGATTTTTAATGTAATGGATTGCCCATGCGTTTTGCTGGATAGCAGCGAGTTGCACCGCCGCAGATGGCTTCTTAATAAATTGAATGAGCCGCCCATTTCGTTGGACATTAGCCATTTGTTCTTCTTCAGTCATCATGTACCTTGCAAAGTTCAGCAATAATCTTAACTCGTTCACTCGGATTTTCAATCATATGGATCGCCCATCCATTTTGCGTAACCGCAGCTAATTGTAATTCTTCAGATGGATAATCAATATATGCAATTGCAGAACTATTTTGCATAATAGCCGCTAGCTGAACTTCTTCAGATGGATTCTTAATATAATAAATTGCATATCCATTTTGCCTAACAGCGGCTAATTTAACTGCTTCGGATGGATTATCAATAAAATGAATAGCATATCCATTTTGTCGAACAGCCGCCAACTGAACTTCTTCGGATGGATTATCAATACCTAGAATGAGCCGCCCATTTCGTTGGACATTGGCCATTTGTTCTTCTTGAGTCATGAATATCTCTTGCACATTTCTGCAATAATTTTAACAGTATCGGATGGATTATCAATTACATTAATTGCCCGTGCATCTTGTATAATCGCCGCTATTTGAACTTCTTCAGATGGATTCTTAATATACCGAATTGCATGTCCAAGATTATTTACAGCAGCCAGTTGTACCGCTTCGGATGGATTATTGATATATTGAATTGCAAAACCGTCTTGTTTAACAGCAGCCAATTTAATTTCTTCACTAGCATTATTAATATAATGGATTGCATATCCACTTTGTGTAACAGCCGCCAATTGAACTGCTTCACTTGGATTCTTAATATATTTAACTGTATATCCATGATTATTAACAGACGCCAACTGAACTGCTTCAGATGGATTCTCAATATGCCCAATTGCATGCCAATGTGTTGTCACATATGCGATTTTTTCTTCTTCAGTCATGGATGAACCTTGCATAATTCAGCAACGATCTTAACACGATCAGATGGATTTTTAATAAATTCAATTGCCCAACCATTTTGTATAACGGAAGCTAATTGAACTTCTTCACTTGGATTATCAATATATGCAATTGCGTCTCCACTTTGTGTAACAGCCGCCAATTGAACTACTTCAGATGGGTTTTGAATATATGTAATAGAATACGCAGAGTATTGAACCGCAGACAATTGCACTGCTTCAGATGGATTTTCAATATCTTTAATCGACCCCCAATATGCTGCCGCATGTTCAATTTTTTCTTCTTCAGTCATTAGGCATGTACTTGAGTAATTTTGCAAGAACCAGAACACTATCTGTCGGATTTTTAATAAATGTAATTGCCCCACAATTTTGAGTAACCGCAGCTAATTGAACCGCTTCACTTGGATCATCAAAATTGATAACAGTAAATCCACGTTGCGTGACAGCCGCTATTTTAACTGCTTCAGATGGATTATTAATCCATTGAATGGCGGGGCCATAAAAAGAAACAGCAGCTAATTGAACCTCTTCGGATGGATTATGAATATATCGGATATTTTCCCAATGTTTCTGAACATGTGCTATTTGTTCTTCTTCAGTCATATACACATATCTAACTTTTTCGGATTCGGTCATGAATATCTCTTGCACATTTCAGCCATAACTTTAACTTGGTCACTTGGATTGTCAATATAATGAATTGCATATCCATTTTGTTGAACTGCAATTAATTGAAACTCTTCGGATGGATTCTTAATATATAGAATTGCATATCCATTTTTAGTAATAGCAGCTAATTGAACTGCTTCAGATGGATTCTTGATATATTCGAGGGTATATGCATTTTTTTCAATAGCAGCCATTTGAACTTCCTCGGATGGATTATCAATATATTCAATTGCAAAACCATTTCTTCGAACAGCAACCAATTGAATATATTCTGATGGATTCTTAATACGCCGGATATTCTCTCCATTTTTCGTTACGTAAGCAATTTGCTCTTCCTCAGTCATCACGCATATTCCTTGCATAATTCAGCAAGAATCTTAACCCGTTCAGATGCATTCTTTATATGACGAATAGCCCAACCATTTTGAGTAACAGCCGCTACTTGCAATTCTTCAGATGGATGATCAATATATGCAATTGCAGAACTATTTTGCATAATAGCCGCTAGCTGAACTTCTTCAGATGGATTATTAATATAATAAATTGCATGTCCATTTTGAGTAACAGCCGATAATTGAACGGCTTCGCTTGGATCGTTAATATATTGGATTGACGACCCATGTTTTTTAACAGCCGCCAATCGAACTGTTTCTAATGGATTATTGATATATTGAATTGCAAAACCGTCTTGTTTAACAGCAACTAATTGAACTAGTTCACTTGGATTTCCAATATATTGAATTGCATCTATATCTCGCGTGACAGCAACCAACTGAACTGCTTCAGATGGACAATTAATATCTCGAATTGCCTCTCCATCGTTCATTACCGCAGCCAATTGCACAGCTTCACTTGGATTTTTTATATACTGAATTGCATACACATGATTAGTAACAGCCGCTAATTGCACGACTTCGCTTGCATTATCTATCCATTGAATTGCCCATGCATCTTTAGTAACGGCAGCAATTTGCTCTTCTTCAGTCATCATGCATATTCCTTGCATAGTTCCGCAAGCATCTTAACCCGATCACTCGGATTATCAATATATTGAATAGCCCAGCCATTTTCAGTAACAGCCGCTAATTGAACTTCTTCACTCGGATTCTTAATATATTGAATTGCCTTTCCATTTTGAGCAACCGCAGCCAATTTAACTAGATCAATTGTATTCTTGATATGTTTAATTGCATATCCATTTCCAATGACAGCCGCCAATTGAACTTGCTCACTTGGATTATCAATATATTGAATTGCCGTTCCATATTGAGTGGCCGCAGCCAATTGAACTGCTTCACTCGGATTATTAATATATTGAAGCGCATCGCCCCATCGAGCAACAGCCGCCAATTTAACTGCTTCAGATGGATTCTTAATATATCGAATTGCCAATGCATATTGTGTAACAGCAGCCAACTTAACTGCTTCAGATGGATTCTTGATGTATCGGATATTTCCTAAATGTTCCTTCACACATGCAATTTGCTCTTCTTCAGTCATCACACATGTTCCTTACATAATTCTGCAAGCATCTTAACCCGATCACTCGGATTATCAATATATTTAATTGCCCATCCATCTTCAGTAACAGCCGCTACTTGAACTGCTTCACTTGGATTCTTAATATATCCAATTGCAGAACTATTTTGCATAACAGCCGCTAGTTGAACTTTTTCACTTGGATTTTTAATAAAAGCAATAGCATGAGGAAATTCTTTAACAGAAGCTAACTGAACTACTTCCGATGGATTATTAACATGCGATATATTTTCCCAATATTCCTGCACAAATACAATTTGATCGTCTTCTTCATTCATATCAAAATATCCATGAATGCTATTGATACAAAACTATATAACCGTTACCGATAACAATCATTGTGATTCTTGCGAGTAAACTTCTTCCAAACCGAAGGATTGCCACGAACCTTGTCATAAAGCCAATCATTCATGGTTGCAGTAGGAAAACTACTGACATCTTCGTCAGACTCATTTTCTTCATCATAAGGCACATATTCTCCCGAAATATCTTCGTCAAATATAAAACCACCCGTCTTGATCAAAAGATATTCAAATTCAAAAGGATCAGTCTCAGAATCAATCTGAGAAAAAAGACCAGAAATACTGCGAGATGCAAACATACCCAAAAGATTCTTACTCTCAATATTACGAACCAAATACATGTATATTCTCCATAAATGCTATTGATACAAAACTATATAAAAATAATAACAAATAATCCTAAATTGTCAACTCAAAACTATTGACCCCACCTCAACATAAAAAGCATTGCATCAGAAGGAGTCTTAAAAAAGAACTCTATCGCCCACTTTCTCCCAGATGCATATTCAACATAATAAACATACCCCCTAAATGTAGCCCGACAATAAGTAAGCATTTCATTATACAACTTATCATTTTCAAGAGGAACTAAACCAAATAACCGCAAGATTACATTAGTAGAATTATTTTTAGAAAGAGGACTATCATATAAAAACTTAACCCTACAATCCAAAGAAGTCTTCGCAGGAATAGTATTTCTCATTAATGCCATCATCCACCCCTATTCACTACAACAAGGACAAGGAAACTTAATCAAAGAAATATTTCTAGAACGATGAGAAAAATCAAAATCCGTAACAAGAGTGTCATTCAACTTACAATAAATTTCATGCGTCTCTATATCAGAGATTAATTTATTCATACCCGCAATAGAAACATCATATTGAATATCATCTTCCATACCACCAACATCCAAATAACAAACATAAACAGGTAAAAGTTTATAACTATCTTTAATCCTAATACTATCCGGCCCTTCCCAGCCACCAGTATCCATGTTGGCATAAACGACCTTAGTTTGTATTAATTCAAGCTCATAAAAACAGGTAGAAAACCTAATGTCAAAACTACCATTTTTGGCTTTTATAATATAATCATGCATGATGTTCAAATTTCTATCAATCTCCCCAATATTGTAAGGATTGTGATTAGAATCTATAATAATACAATCCTTAATATAATCTATATCCTCTTCATATCCTTCATCGCTAACATATGCATCAATCTTGGCTCGATATTCAGCATCATATTCATATTCATCGGAACTATGAATAATAATAACATCACCATACTCAACCCCATCATCCGACGTAGGATTGATAAACAAATCTACTAACGCCTTATCAGTACTCGATTCCTCAAATATCTTATTTAATAAAGAATATATCGCATAATCAAGCTGATCCTGTTTACTTTCGGTATCATCTACAGGAATATTATCTACAGGAATATCCGTAAGCTCATCTTCCGGAGTTTCATCATACATAAAAACAGCATTATTCATTTTTCATTCTCACCAAATTCAATAACCATCAATGCTAAATATATCATGCGCTACTCAGAAATCATAGAATCAAATGTATTAACCCTTGCAAATAAACCATCAGAAGCTGGCCCAGCCGATCAGTTTATTGATGAATTCAACAATGCTACATCACCTCACCCATGGGATAATAAAAAACGAATTCATGGGTTAACCATGATGCATCTTTCAAGGCTAAGAAAAGATGCCATTTATATTCATGATATTTCTGCAATAGAACCAAATCAAGGACATGCTTCTAAAACTATGAAATTTATATGCTCATTGGCCAACAAGCTTGGAGTACAATTAGAGCTTACGGCAAAAGCATTTGGCAATAATCGAATGACAACAGAACAACTAGAAAAATGGTATAAAAAGTTTGGGTTTTCCACGATACGACAAGATGAAGATAGTTTTTCTATGGTCAGATTCGCCCCGACGATTGTCAAGCTACGTGGCTTTAACAGACCACACTAAGACCGTTCATTATAAATCCTTCTACCCAAACGAGCCATTACTAATAGTTGAGCAGAATGTATGGCTGTTTGAAACTCCCCCAAATCACTAGGATGTTCAACCGGAAGACTAATAAATAAGTTCCAAACTTTCGCAAGTTGATCAATAATCTCTTTTTCATCATCAGTCATTTTATTATTTAAATCTCGCAAATTCACCAAAGAACTCAACAGCAGCCTTGCAATATGCCTCGTGCGCTTCTTCCTTAGTAAGATAATAACCTAAATGATATTTCTTATTGTCTTTCTTAATCCCAGCCTTCCATTTCTTCTTAGGCTTATCATACCAAACACCTTTTAACCCACTAGTGCTATTCTTAGATAATGGTATGTTAGCTTGGTTCTGACTTTGAGTACAAGACCTGAGATTATTAATAGAATTATTTTCTTTATTGCCATCTATATGATCTAAAGGAAATGGAACAATACCACCATAAACATATAACCATGCCAATCGGTGAGACCTAAATAAAATACCATCAACGTTTATAATAACATAGCCATTTTCATTTAAACGACCAACAATCTTACCATCCTTCTTCCTAGTAAAAATACCAGAAATAGGATCATAATCTAATAACTCTTTTAATCTTTCCTGTGTAATCTTCACTTTAATTTCCTATAAATTATTCGCAGTTACATATAAGATAGCTATAGCATCAGCAAGAAGTTCATCAGTACTCTTATAACGAGAACCCTTCAAAGAAACTAACATATCGTAAGTATCAGAATCAACCCAACCCTTAATCAACCGCTGACCCTGATCCTTCTTCTTAGAAGTAAATGCAGCAGCAGCCTTCCTGTTAATCTCTTTCTTGTCCGATAAAGACATATATGCATATCCTAATTATAGATGCCATCATACACAATCAGTAACCATAAATGCAATAATTGGATTAGTACTAATCCAAACAAATTAGGACTAATCCTTTCCAAAAAGCTTAGTACTAATGCATCAAAATTAGTACTAATTATATAAGCAAAAATGAGGTAAAAAATGATGCAAAAAAGCTTAGTACTAATGCATCAAAATTAGGACTAATTCACCACAAAAAGCTTAGTACTAATCCACCCCAAATTAGTACTAATCCTCTCAAAAAGCTTAGTACTAATCCTTTTACATTAGTACTAATGCAAATTGTCAAAATACAATAAAACAGCAAAAAAGTGTCTTCATTAAATGTACCACAGAATCGTTCTCAAAAACCTTCAACTGATCATTGTTTCAATCATCTGTACCAATCATCATAAGCATTCATGATCTAAGCAAAGTATTATAAAATATAGAAAAAATAATTAAAGCTATTGTTTGTATAACTATACTTGAACTATACCTAAATCATGATTCATGCCACATTTATGTAATATTTCTTATATGCCAAATTGACAAAAATGGTAATAAGGTATGATATAATAATGATAAAAAATAGTTTAGGTATAGTGTTGAAATGATTGAGTAAAAGATGGTTTTTAAGGGTATTGCACGAATATAGACTAAAGTATTATATTGAGCAAAGTATTAGATATTTTTATGTAAACTTTTTGTATAAAAATGGTGATAAAACTTGGCAACAATTTCCTGCATATTTTCCTATGAAAAGTTGTGTAGAAAATCTGCATAAATTTAGTATGTATTTTTGTATAGATGGTATGTCCATAAATATTTTTGAATATTGGGGGGGAACTGTTATGGAATCTTTAGACAAGATATCTTTATTATTATCTGAGGCTCTATTATTATTGAATGAATATAGGGAAGATAATTTAAAAGATTTGCCTTCTACTGGTAATATAGAATGGACTAAAGAATTGAAGGACATTTTGGTACATGCGGTTCTTTCTGATACTATATCATTTGATGATGCTGTATCTCGTTATAATTTAGTTCCTGAAGAGTTTGATAGATGGTTTCCGTTATTTGATTAAATTATGTGAATAAATAGTTTTAACGTTATGGAGAACTATTATGACACCGATTGCTAAGCTTTATGCTTTATTAGAGAGTAATGGAATATATGATGAGGCTATATCCTTATTGAAGGAGCATTCTCGTTCTAGAGTGATGGAGAATGATTCACAATATGACAGACTATCTCAGAAGCATGTAGTGATAGATGTAAATGGTAAGCCTATGAGAATTACTGCAAATGATTTACCGGTTAATTCTCCTAGAGGTATAGGTAGTCCATTAATGAAGTTAAAGTTAATAGTTCTTATTGATGCTGGTTTATTCTCATATGAAGAAGCTAAGAAGCGTTATGACATGAGTCGTGAAGAACTTGATTCTTGGGTAGATAGATATAAAAAATATGGTGTTGATGGTATATACAGCCAGAAAACTGGTGAGAAAGAAACTAAAAAGTTGAAGGCTAGAAAGTCTGAAGACTAATTTTCTTAATATTTGTTTATATACTATTAGTATGTTATATTCAATGAATTGTTTTTAAGGATTTGGATATGATTAAGTTAACGAATGCGAGTGAAGAATATGTGGGCAAGGTTCTTTATTTGAATCCTTCTCACATTGTATCGATGTATTCTGAAGATAGTAAGACATTGATTTATGGTGGTCTTACTGGTTCTACAGTAATATGGACTGTAGCGGAATCAATGGAAGAAGTTAATGATCTTATTAATGGTGTGAAGAAGCCATTTGCTCCATATGGTTTATTTAATGGTAAGGCTATTGAGACTGAAGAGGAATTTGAGGCTATTAGATCGTCGTCAAATCTTTAAAAAGTTGCGATAAAAGTCTGCGGATTTTTTGAGAAAAAGTTGCAGAGTTTTTCTGCGAAGTTTTCTTGCAGACTTTTTATGCGAAGTTTTCCTGAAAAAGTTGCGAACTTTCTTTGCAGACTTTTGTTGCGAGGAAAAGTTGCGAAGTTTTTTCGCGAACTTTTTCTGCGATTATAGGTTGCAAATCATTTTAGTTGATTAACGCTTCTTCTTAATGACCTTCATGGCTGTCTTCAGCATTTTAGTCTTTTTAGCTTGTTTGGATTTAATAGTCTTCATGGTTTTTTGAAGGGTTGTTAGTTTCTTAGGCATATTAGACTGATCCTTATACTATGACATTTATGATGATATCATAGGTTTAAGATTAGTCAATGATTAATTTATTGTTTGATAGTATTTGGTTTATGATTACTTGGATGTTCGTTTAGATGTTTTTATCTTATGATTGTTGGTATAGAGAAAAATTATTTCTCATAATGCATATTAGACGCATGGCCGGAACATTGGCAGAACATTGGGATTATCATATAGAAAATTTCTATGGGATTTTTTTTATGTTGGAAAAAATATACTTGGAATTTTTTAAAATACTTGAGAGATTTTGGCTGGAAATTTTTTGATTGAATTTTTTCCTGATGATTTCATTCTACCATAGGTTGGCATTCTACTTTAAATTGTAAATTGTAATCATTCTACCTGAAGTTGTATTATATTCTAGATAGTATTTTATATTTTGCTATTTTAAGTTGTATTCTACTTTGAGTTGCATTTTTTTGACTACTCTACCCTAGGTTGCATTTACTCTACTCTAGGTTGTATTTTTCTGGGCACTCTACCCTAGGTGGTATTTTTTTCTATTTCAGATGGTATTTTGGATTTTGCTATCTTGGGTTGGTACTTTTGTTAACACTAAAAATTAGTGTTAACGGTTCATGCTTTGTTCTTTTTTTTGCGTCACGCAGGGGCGGATTACATTCCCTCTACGAATCTGTGACTCGGTGGTTCTGATAGGTCATCTTGTATTTTCATTTTACAGTAGGGTTGATTGTTGTCAAGCCTTTTTTTATCTTGACAAAGGTTTTTTCCTACGGTATGGAGAGGCTCGTTATTTGAATTTTTGGGAGACACCACGATGGCTTTCGCACCCACGGCTCAACAGGCCGCGTTTCTTTCGGCTCTGACCTCGACCTCCTCAAACCTCGCCCTGATCGCTCGTGCGGGCTGCGGCAAGACTTCCACCATCCTTCTCGGCGTTGACGCCCTCGCCGCGATTGCTCCGAACGCGGAAGTTCTCGTTTGTGCGTTCAACAAGGCGATTGCTGAAGAAGTTTCCTCGAAGCTAAAGGCGGCGGGTCACACTGACTGGCGCAAGATTCAGACCTCGACCCTGCATGCTCTTGGCTATGGCTTGATCAAGTTCGCATTCAAGTCGGAGGTGGATTCCAAAAAGGTTGATCGCCTGATCGATAATCAGGAAGCGCCTATCTATCAGTTTTGCCGCGCTCAAATTAAGCAACTGGTGGGCTACGCCAAGGGCGCAGGCTTCGGGTTTTTCCCTACCTCTCAGATCGGTGATATCGGCGCATGGTACGCCCTCGCTGACCATTTTGACGTGAACGGTTTCGAGGATACTTCGGACCTCGATTCGGTGATTGAGGCTGCTCAAATCATCTATCGTCAATCGTTGGCTCAAACCAACGTGGTTGATTTTGACGACATGATTTTGTTCCCCTTGGTTAAGAATCTTCGGGTTCGCTTCGGTAAGGACATTGTTTTCGTGGACGAGGCTCAAGACCTTAGCCCTGCTCGCCAAGCCTTGATCCGCAAGTTTGTGAAGCCTCACACTGGCCGGATGATTATCGTGGGCGATGATCGCCAAGCTATCTATGGATTTTCCGGTGCGGACGCTGAGGCCCTGCCGAACATGATCGAGGCTCTTAATGCCACGGTTCTGCCTCTGTCCGTCACATGGCGTTGTCCCAAGGCTGTCGTGGCCGTGGCCCAACAGTATGTCCAAGACATTGAAGCCGCCCCAGAGGCTCCTGAAGGGGCTGTACAGCGCCTTGACGCCTTGCCAGACGATATGGCCGTGGGTGATGCCATCTTGTGCCGTAACACCGCCCCTCTGATCGATCTGGCCTACAGCCTGATCCGCCAAGGCAAGCCCGCTCGTGTTGAAGGCCGCGCCATTGGCGAGGGTCTGAAAGCCCTCGCTCGCCGCTGGAAAGTCACCACTACTTCCGCGCTTATTAATAAGCTTGACACCTATAAGGATCGCGAAATCCAAAAGGCTATGGCCAAGGGTCAGGACCAAAAAATCGAGGAAATCGAGGACCGTGTGGCCACCCTGCTTCACATCATTGCCGCTGTCACGGCCAAGGGCCACACCTCGGTTGATGCCGTTGTCGCATTCATTGATGATCTTTTCTCGGATGATGTGTCGGGGGCCATAGTTCTCGCCACCTATCACCGCTCTAAGGGCCGTGAATGGAATCGCGTGTTCCTGTTCGAGCATGCCGCCCGCTGTCCGTCTAAGGCTGCTCGCCAAGCTTGGCAGCTTCAGCAGGAAGCTAACCTAGCCTACGTGGCTGTAACCCGTGCCCAGCACACCCTAGCGTTTGTGGGCTAGGGTCTAACCCAGAGGATGCCCATGAAAATCAAAGTGCCCAAGGTCAAAAAGATCGCGACCAAGTTTGCCATCAAGACTCTGAAACCCAAGAGACTCGGACGATAATTTGAGGGGGAGAAATCCCCCTCTTTTTACCATGCATATGATAGGTTGTATTTTTGTTTTTGCTATTTTGGATTGGTAGTTTTGTTAACACTAATTTTTAGTGTTAACGCTGGCTTAAAATACAACCATAGGTTTATTTAATTTATTTGAAAATACATCGTTAGGTAGGTTGACAGCATACTGTAGTGGGGTTAGTATCTGGTTATAGATTGAAACAACGGGAGACACACCATGTTTGAAATCGCATCCGCTACCCGCTTCTCCAAGACTGTCGTGGCCACCTTTGGCACTTTCGAGGAAGCAGAGGCACACGCCAAGGCTACCTTCAAGATCGCCTTCTATGAAGTGGACGCGGACGTTGACTACCCCGCATCGGACTTCTACACGCAATCGGGCGAAGTCTATTTCATTCAACCAGTTCGTTAGGCATCATATAAGGCTTGACATACGATATTTCCTACAGTAGTTTACATCATAGTTTGAAGCAACGGAGATAGAACATGGCTTTGAAGATCATTTCTCGCACTATTGAATTGACTGATAGTGTTTCTCGTTGGGAATTGTTTGATATGCCTGAATCGCAATCTGCGGTTGATCATATCAATAAGACGATAGTTGATAGTGTTTCTTCTGGTGATGGTCGTTGGGAAGTTTATTCCAAGGCTATGGCCACGATGACTTCTTATCGTCACTTGGGCGCAACGGACTCGGAGCCTATGCGGCATCTGGACGATGTTATGGACGGTATTTTTGGAGAACTTGAGCGATAGTAAGGGAAGGGAGGGGATTTTCCCCTCCTTTTTCTTTATGGTTTTGTTAACACTAAAAATTAGTGTTAACGCCTGTCTAACAATACAACCATAGGTTTATCTAATTTATTTTGAAATACATCTTTAGGTAAGTTGACAGCATACAGTAATGCGACTAGAGTGTCTGTATTGAATGAGCAACAGGAGATGAACACATGCCTCGTCCTATCAATGAAATCGCCCGCGAGATTCGTAAGTATTGGGAAAATGTGAACTATGCGGCCAAGCCCTATCTTGAGGCCATGCTGACCCTTCACAGCATCAATGATCGTTATTTCATGGACACTGGACGCTCGTGCGTCTCGTACTTCCTAGCCAATGCTGCATCGTTCCGTGGCGAACATGCCAAGCGCATCAAGGCAGAATTGAAAGAGATTCTGAAGTCATAGGATAGGGAGGGGGAGAAATCCCCCTCTTTTACCATTTCTATTATAGGTTGTATTTTTTATTTTTCTATTTTTAATTGTGATTTTGTTAACACTAATTTTTAGTGTTAATTTTCTACTATAAGGTTATTCAATTTATTTGAAAATACATCTTTAGGTATGTAGACAGGCTACTGTAATGGGATTAGTATCTGGTTATAGATTGAAGCAATGGAGAGAGAACATGGGCGTTTATGTTTACAAGACCAAGCCAAGTCACGTTGCCACCGCGCTAATCGCGCTCGATGATGGTTCGCAGATTGAGACAGAGATTGCTCTGTATCAATACGCCTACAAGCCTTATAGCTGGGATGATGCTGCCAATGTGAAGATGCGGTTCTCGACGGGTGTTGTGGCCTGTGAGAATGCCTATGCACGTTCTGGCAAGGCTGTTCCGAAGTTTGGCCTAACCATTAGTTCGGATGGTCAGGTTCACGAATCCACCCCTGCCCTGTTTGCTACTGATGGTAGTGTGGATATTTTTGACGATTATGTCAAATATTCGGCAAAGGTTGTTAAGTTTTTGAAGCTTCCGAAGGGAATTAAAAATGCGCCTGTCGAGCAAATAGTGGCTTGACAGGCTACAGTATCTGAATTATGGTCTCTTATAGATTGAAGCAAAGGAGAACTAAATGATTCTTTTGACTGCTGCTGACAAGGCCAAGCTTCTAAAGCAAGGCGAGATTCAATCATCTAAGAAGAATAAGCCTGTGGTGAAGCTATTCACCCCTTGGGGACGTGCCACATGGCTTATCTCGGAGATTGACCCCCTAGATGAAACCATGTTGTTTGGTCTGTGTGACCTTGGCATGGGCGAGCCAGAACTAGGCTGGGTGTCCTTAGAGGAAATCCAATCTGTTAAGGGACCATTTGGTTTGAAGATTGAACGGGATCGTTCATTCACCCCTAACAAGACTCTCTCGGAATATGCCAGTGAGGCACGAAATGAGGGACGGATTGTCGCCTAAGATTTGAGGGGGAGAAATCCCCCTCTTTTTTTATGGTCATTTTTATTAACACTAAAAATTAGTGTTAACGTCGGTATAAGACTGAGTAAACTTTAGGTTGTATTATATCATTTGAAAATACAATCTACGGTATGCTTGACATATGATTTTTTGTACGGTAAAAACCATTATTGTTTGAAGCAAGGAGAGACACACATGAATGATTCTCACATCGTCGTCGGCAAGTCTGGTGCAACATCCTTCAACGGCCCTGATGCCGTTGATCTCTATCGTCTGATGGTTCTGCGTCAAAGCATCAAAATGCACCAGCGGTTCGGTATGATCCCGACTCGCGGTGTCACCATTACCCGCATGCTGGGAATGGTCACTGCGTTCTCTGGGAAGGCCTACAAGGGCAAGACTAAGCATGATGCGGCCCTGAGTGACCTAGACGCACGAATCGCCGCCCTGAAGGCTTCTATGCCGATTCAAGCGGCTGCTTAATGGGGAAAGTAAAAGTCCCTAAGATAAAACAGATTGCAACCAAGTATGCGAGGGGGAGAAATCCCCCTCTTTTTTATTATAATTACCATAAGTTGCATTTTTTAAAATACTACCTAGGGTTGGTATATTTGTTAACACTAAAAATTAGTGTTAATTTTTTTTAATAACGCGCAGGAGCGGATTACATACCCTCTACGAATCAATGACTCGGTGGTTCTATTTCTCTATATGTTCATTCTACAGTATGATTGATTCCTGTCAAGCGAAAAGATTCTCTTGACAATGTTTTATCATACTGTAGATTGGGGGCCATAGGTTTTAACAGAGAGAGACAATCAATGATCAATTTCAAGCGTCTTTTGTCTACAGATTCCCCCAAGGCTGTTAAGTCCATTAAGTATGGTTTTCTTAATGGAATCCATTACATGGCCGCGTATACGGAAGCGGGCGTTGGCAATATGTGCGTTGATGCTACTAAAGGATGTATTTGGGTATGTTTGGGAAAATATTCTGGACAGGCCGCAATGGTTGCTGATTTGGAAAACGATACTAATTCCGTTCGCGAAAGCCGAATCAATAAGGCAATCATGTTTATGAAACAACGGGAAGTCTATATGGCGCATTTAGAGAAAGCCATTGTAAGCTTGGTTGCCAAGGCATCTAAGAATGATTTGATCCCGTGCGTTCGCCTTAACGGTTCTACTGACATTGCTTTTGAGCGTATGCGTTATGGTAAGGAGCGTAAGACTCTTATTGAACGATTCCCTAATGTTCAATTTGTGGAATATACTAAGAGTCTGAATCGTATGATGGACTCGCATAAGTATTCTAATGTTCATTTCACATTTTCTCGTTCGGAATCTAATGAGGATTCATGCCTGAAAGTATTGGCGGCGGGATACAATGTCGCCATTGTGTTCGGCGGTCCATTGCCTGAGACTTGGAACGGCTATCGGGTTATTGATGGCGATAAGCACGACTTGCGCCATTTGGATGATAAGAATGTGGTGGTTGGGCTGTCACCCAAGGGTCAGAAAGCAAAGCGGGATACTTCGGGCTTTGTGTTGCGTGATTATGTGGAATATCCTATGGCAATGGCTGCATAGGCAAAAGAGGCGGGAGAAATCTCGCCTCTATTTTTTAGGGATTTGTTAACACTAAAAATTAGTGTTAACGCGGATTAACTTCCTTTTAATTGAAAATAATGATTGACATGTTTTTTTATTACTGTAGATTGGTGGTCATAGATTGAAGCAATGGAGATGACAATGACTTCTAAAGTTTTCACTGATTCGGCCAATCGTTCGTTCACGGTTCGCGTTGTGAATAAGGGCGATAAGTATGGCCGTAACCTTTGCCTTACCAATGATCAAGATGAACCTTTGGTTGAGTTTTATGATGTGCGTTATGCTCACGATAAGGATGAGAATGGGCGTGTTCTAGGTCAATTCGTTTCTCGATATAATAGGTCCACCGTTCTCGAATGCGCGGCTGGCAATCGTGGCATTAACTTGCATGGCGGTGAGCCTAGTTGGCAGATTGGGGCCGATGCTATTGTTGCTATTGGACAATGGCTTGAAGCCGTGTCTGAGTTGGAAGCCGTTATCGAAACGCTTTATGTTCCGAAAAGTAGGTTTGAATATCATGGCTAAGATTAAGAGGGCTTCGGTCCTCTTTTTCTATTGACAATGATTCGTCCTACTGTATATTCAGACCATAGATTAACGAATAGGAGATAATTATGGGCACTCATGCGGTTTTATCTATTGAGTCTAATGCTGATGGTTCTATGCGTTGGAGCAAGGCTATTTGCATGACTGTGGATGGATTCATGTGGAATCTTCGTGACATTGCGGAAAATTACATGGTGGAAATGAATGCTATTCGTGGTTTTGATGGTGATGTTCATCAAACTAACCACATCATGAAACAAATCGTTTATGGCCATGATGTGTTGTTTATTGATGATCGTGCCAATGCTAGTTGGGTTTCATATTCGGCTCAATTCAATCCGTTCACGAAGACTCTGACTCTCTATGAGGGCAATTTCGAGACTAAGATGATGCGCTATCGCTTTACCCGTAAGCGGTGGGTTGCTGAATCTCTTTATCCAGAGGATGTTTTGTTTGAAGTGTCCGCAAACCAGAAGCACTCTCCAATGAAGCACGCTATGACTGAAAAGATTTATGCGAAGGATGCGGATGAAGCTAATTATCTTATGGGACAATTTTATTGTCTTGGTAGTGGCTACAATTATGTTGCGACTCCGGTAAAGGTTCGGGCCAAGGTTGCGGCATAATATAAAGGGCGGGGATTTTCCCCCGCCTTTTTTCTTTAGGGATTTGTTAACACTAATTTTTAGTGTTAACGGAATCCTACCCAAAAATAATGCTTGACATGTTTTTCTCATATTGTATATTCAGACTATAGATTGAAGGAGATTGATATGTCAAAAGGTAAGTACAGTCCTGCCCTCACTAAAAAGATTATTGCCGATAATGCGGGTCAATATATCTACAATGCTGATAAGCAGATTCCCCCTGAAACTTGGGCCGAAGGTGAATACAATACTCGCCTTCATTATGGCATCTATGACAAGGATGGGTTTGATAGCTATGGCTACAGCGCATTTGAAGATGGAAAATATATCGATATCGGTGCGGGTATTGACCGATGGGGATATACCGAAAATGATTATCTTTGCATGAGCAATGACGAATTTAACGACATTTGTATGTATGGGGGTTAAAAATAAGAGTTGACATTGATTCGTCCTACTGTATATTCAGACCATAGATTGAAGCAATGGAGATCATCATGAACTTAGATACTGTATGTGATCGTGTAAATGATCTGGCTGAAGAGTTTATTGCCACCCTTACCAAAGTCACGGCTAAGGACATTGGGCTGGATATTCGGTCTGGTTATGAGTTGTTCGTGGGCGATGATTGCATTGCCGTCACACAGTCTCGTAATCGTTCTCTGGCCTATTATGGTGGGTTTGAGTATGTGGATTCCGAGCATCGTGTCGAAATTGGCAATTATGTGATCTACAAGAGCGAGAGCCGCCGTGTTCGCGGTCATATCAATACTTATAAGGGTATTGTTGAAAACGAAGATGAAGATGAGGATGCGTTTGCAGAATACTAATAGGGCTTATTAAGGGCGGGGAGAAATCCCTGCCTTTTTCTTTAGCGGTTTTGTTAATACTAAAAATTAGTGTTAACAGAAACCTACTCAAAAAAAGTGCTTGACTTGTTTTTTTCTTACTGTAGATTAAGTCCATAGATTGAAGCAAAGGAAACCGACATGAGCATTTTTGTTGTTGTGTATGAATATGACGACGTTCCTGATGTGACTGCGTTTGATAGTCTGGAAAAGGCTACAAAGAAAGTTGCCGATATTGCTCGCGAATGGTGGGATGAACGGGCGGATGAAAATGCCCC